TTGTCACCAGAACGTTTTAGATAGAAATCTAATTTAAATCGTTTAGCATTCTTAATATCATCATCTGCAGCAACAGCAGCATTAAAACCTGCAATATTAATCTTAAGCTTTGCGTTCATAGGAGCAATATAAGGATTGCGATAAATAGCAACAACATCCTCATATTTAAACAATTTATTCTCTAGTCTAAGCATATCTTTGCTAGAGTTATCGCCGTTTCCAACAGGATTAACTTCAATCATGTCGGCATCATGAATGAACGTAGTAGTTGTGAAATCAAACATAATTATTAAATTTAAAGTTTATTACTATTGCTGGGCTGGTGGTGCAATAGTCTAATTGACCGCCATATTGGTCTATAATCTTGGATCACTTGCGTTTTCCATAATAAGTTTTACCAACCCATTTAATATCTCTTGACAGACATAATCAGGAAACTCTAGTACCTGAGATGTATCAATGGTGCTGTCAAGTTGTTCTTGTGTAAGTCTTATATATTGTGGAGTTTTTAAATAGTCAACTCGCACTAAAACTGGTTCAAATACAGAATCATCCTTTCCATAACGTATCTCCATTCTAACTGCAGATTTATTACCATAACGATGTCCAGGAAGTCGTTCAATCTAATCATCCTTTGTAGAATTATATGGGATTTTATCATTTTCATATAATTTTCTAGAAAGACCAGAAAGATTAAGTTTAATTAATCCATTTTCTTCCTTAACGGCAGATATTATCGGATCTGTTCCAGTTCCTAATGGAGATTGTTCATCAGTATTGTACTCGTTAGTTGGAAGTTCATAAGTACCATCTTCTGTCATTGTATTTACGTTATGAATAAAGAAATACGGTCTTTTATAAGAAGGTCGCATGTAAACATTATTTACAATTTGAGACCACATATCTGATGTTAATCTAGAAGCACCAAATTCTACAGTACTTCCATTATCATAACAATCGTATTTCTTTTTTACTTTAAATACAACTAAACAATTTAGAATGTGATAATAATCAGGAGGTAATTCTACTTCCCATATATTTTCATAATTTGAACCATAACCACCGTAAACTTTTGTGTCTACTCGTCTTGGCTTTAAAGGTTGAGTTGCTTTTAAAACTCTTAAGTTATCAGATGTCTATTGACTTGAATCATAGACATTATAACTCATGTTAATATATTGACTAATTGCCTTATTTATAAAATGATTATAATCTTCAAGGAGTAGACTAGGAGCCTGAACTTTATTTAACTCTGTCAATGCTCCTAGTAATAATTTACGAGCAGTAGTCATATATTTTATTCTTTATTTTTAGTCTTTTTATTACTATCTTCTTTAGCTGCTTCGAGTTCAGGATAAGTATCTCTCTTGATAAGTTCAAGTATCTTCTTATTTTTAGGATCTTTTAGATAGGCTAGAACCGCATCTTCAGTAATTCCAAGAACTATATCATCTGCATAAACGTAAACCTTGTTTTTGATATTGATGACGTGCTTTTCTCGAGCTTCAATAATAAGCAAACGAATTCCAGTATCTGAACCAGCATACACATCAATAATTCTTTGAGGATCACGTTGTGCAATATCTAGTAAGTATTCAGTAACTTCAGAATCTGGTGCAGCTTTCATATCTTTACCAAGTAAACGTGCATGGAATACACGTCCCATAGCACCTTTTTCGTCATCGAAGATATAAGCTTCTGCTTTATGACGAAGTTGACGAGTACTGATACGTTTAACACTTTCAAGTTCAGGAGCCTCAACATATAGTTCAGCTAAACCATAACGTGCATTCATTTTACCACGTGCGTCTTCACCATCAATAAGAAGATTACCTTTTGAATCTCGAGCATCTCTAGATAGAGCAATGATTGATGAATGTTTAATACATTCCCATTCTGCTTTTTCCCAGGGATCTTCTAGGTTTAATGTTGTTCCATCTTTTACCTCAAAAGTTTGAGTTTCTGGAATTAAAACTTCTCCAGAATTTCTGTCTTTATCAGACAAAATCATATCACCCATACTATTTACCCTGCGAACACAGTCTGGGTATCGTCCTGTGATAGGGTCTTTTGCTACACCAAGAATATATTTATCTATAACCTTGCCATAGACACTTCTCAAAACAATAATATTTTTATCCATAATCATTAATCCATATTAAAATATTTAGTAGGGAGAATTAACTCCCTACTAAATTTAAAGTTAAATACTGTATATACTTAAATGTATATACTTAAACTAAGCGTGCAATATTAAGCCTCGCGTAGTATAAAGCTCCTATAAGGATTAAATACAGCGATTGAAGCATAACCCCAGTTAACTAGCTTAGAACCAGCTACAGTGCTTGAAACTACACCACTGCTTAGACCATCAAGACCACCTACACCAGCAATCTTGTTATACATAAAGTCGCCACCCTTAAGAGTGAACATTGCAACAGCAGGATTACCACTAGCACTATCACTAGTTAAATCAATCATCATTGCAAAGCCCTTATCGCTACCAAACTCACGAGTAAAGGTTCTATCAACGATGAACGAAATTGTATTACCTGCAAAATTATAAGAATTATAGGTAGCACCTACATTAAGATAACCATTAGCTTCTTTAGACCATAGGTATGTACCATCTGGTTTATAGTTAGCAAGCCAAGCACCAAGCTTATTTTGAACATCAAACCATGCCTTTTCGTTGCAAATAAAGGCATACTTGTTGCCTGTAGGCTTCTCAGCCTTCTGATTCATCATACCAATAGCTGTTTGCATAGCATCAACAGTCAATTCACTATAAATATACTTGCTAGCATAGCGTTCGACCTGAGGAATCAAACCGTCATACATATAAATAGGACGATTGGTATTAGGATCTACAATAGTTGCTTTACCATTCTTATCGACGTTACTCTTACCGAATAAAAGGGCACGGTTACGAACCTCAAGGAAGTTCTTTAACAAGTTCTTCTCAACTGTATCCATCTTGTAAATGGTCTCACTTAGAAGCTTGCCGTTACCGTCACCTTTACCGATAGAAATAAATTGAGTCTCCATCGCTTTATAAAGTGCAGAATAAGTATCATCACAACGATGTGTACCAATATAACCGCGATGTTTCTCAATATTGCTCTAATATTTTACATACATTAATGTTAGCTTTATGTCACCATAAAGATCAGACTATATCTTAATCTAAATATTTAAATACAAATCCTTTACAATGTTCTCGTTTTCCTTGTGCTACTAACTTAGCGTTTTTATAACCAGCTTTTACACAGTCAGTCATTGTATTAAATTCTTCAAGAAGATTTCCATTATCATCAAATCTACCAACTTTACCTCCAACATAAGGTTTGTCAACAGTCCCCATATTTCTATGTTTTAATTTCTTCATAAAGGGAACTTTTTCGTAAGAAAACTAATAGCCTAAAAATTGATGCCCTTCTTTAATTGCCCTAGGTAAATGACCTCCACCTTTTGCTGAAGGATTTAAAAATCGGCCTGCAGAATTCACACTATCAAACTCTCTTACAAAATTTCCATCTAAATCATACATATAAACAGCTTTTCTTGGATTAGCACAATCAGGAAGTCTTCCTCCTAACGCCAGATTATACACATCCTCTCTTTGTAAAAATTCTTTATTTACTAATTCTTCTTCAAGCTTATACGCATCTTTTTCATTTTCAAATTCTTTTATTGTAGTTCTAACAAAATTTTTAACTCCGTATTTTTTAACTGCGGATTGAAAAGGAGTTTTAGGGTTCATATAAGTTGCAGGCCTATATATTGATACACCGTTTCCAATATAACCATCAAAATCGTCCTGTTCCGTGCCATGTACTCCTATATAAATTTTATTATTGATTTTACAGACTGTTTGATATACTATATATTTCATTTTGTATTTAAATTTTAGATTTATTCCATTTCGGAGTTTATTTCTCCTACGTCCTTCGGACTAGTCGTTGAACCTTCCTTAGTACTCCTCGATGAGTTTGTATTATCTAAGGCTTGGCTGCTGATTGTCTTAAAAAAGAGTTTCCAGCAATTAGAAATATTTTTTTAATTTTTCGCTGTCGTAGCATCAGCGGAAGAGAGCAATGTAAAAGGACCATAAAGTCTAAGGATCACCCTCTTCGTGTAACTCGGGCATATAATTTGCTATAAAGCGAGCAGTATCACCAACAGAATATTCTGTGGGGTCAATACCATTCTTTAAATCAGTAGTAATGTATCGACATTCACAAATCCAATAGTTATTAGCTCTACGAATAGGTCTAGCAATTACTTGGAACTGTTCAAAGGTGTTATCCATACGGAAAGTATCATATTTCTCAAAATAACGCTCTTTGAAAGCAAACATAATAGAAGTACCATTGCAACCATCACCTTCAGGTGTTGCAGCAAGTTCTATACGTTTAATGTAATTAGTTTCAACCTCCCATTCGAAAGTCATACTGTCGATCGACTGGAACTTATCAGCCTTCTTCAAATCACGATAGAAGACGTTTCTAAGAGCTTCAGTAAGATAACCTGCTGTAAGCTCAGGATACATTCTACTTACAATACCCAATCTTTCTGGGCGAGTACCAAGGAACTTATAGAAATCTTCATAAGTTCTTGTTTCACTCATTGTTGGTCTTTTTGTTATGAAATTTGCTACGATCATAAACTTAAATCTTTTAAAATTAAATTAAATTGTCATATAAATCACCATCTGTTTTAGGTGCTTTATTTGATTTACGTGGTTTCCTTACGACTGCCTTTGCAGAATTGACGTTACCACTTTTTGCATCTTCTACACCTCGGTTATAATTGTTTCTAGCAACCTCGGTAATTTGTTGTTTATAATAATTATTTAACTCTCTAAAAGCATCTTGACCTCTAGTTAACCACCAAGCCATCTAGAAAATCGCATTAGGGTCGTTCAATGCTTTTGCTATATGTCTTACGCCTGCTGCATCAGAATCGAGAATAAAGCTAGCAACAGTATTCATATCTTCATCAGACATTTCCATAGGAATGCCTCCAAGATCAATATCTCTGTTTTGTTCAATAGTATTAAGTATTGTATCTCTGAATTGTCCCATCTGTTGTTCTTGAGCTTCTCGAGTCTATTCTTCATAATAGGTTCGCTCTTCATCTTCTTTAGCTTTATATTCACTACGTAATGCAGCTATTCGTTTATTAAACAAGTCTTCATTGTTTTTTGCATTCGTAAGTTCTTCTACAGCTTCGTCTTCAGTAATATCTGGAATCTTTGATTGAAGATCCATTACAAATAATTCTTCATCTGAATAATCGTCAATGTTATAAACAGGTTCATTAGACCCTTGATTCTGTAAATAATTCTAAACAGCTTGTTGCGCAATATAATTATTATAATCATCAACTGACCAATTATTACTACGCATTGTATTTAGAAGATTGATTTCAGAATCATCCAAATCCGCTGAATCATCACGATCATTCAAGATTGATAACTGATCCTCTAATGATAATTCATTAAAAGGAACTTCTTCATATCCGTTTTCAGTCTCAAATTTAACTGAATCTGGATTTATACCTTTACTTCTTAGAAAATGATCGAGTACATCACCAGAATCATCTTCCTATTCAGAGTACTCATAAGATTCTTCCTAAGATTCTTCCTCATGTTCTTCGACTTGCGGATCATCGTTTTCCAGCAAATCGTCTTCCCAATTGTTTAAATCGTCCATAAATCATTAGTTCTTATTAACATTAAATATCTCATTTCCGGGATTTTAAATAGTTTATAATCCCTTTTACATGTCCATCAGCAATTTTCTATCTACCTTCGTCTGTGGTAAGAAAATCTAAATTCTCTTTGCAAGTATAGAAAAAGTTTTCAGTTAATACTGCAGGACATAAACTTTTTTTAATGATATAGAAATTACTTTCATAATCTACATCTCCATCTTTTGTATCTTTACCAAACTTTTTATCTGGCATTTCTTTTTTACAGGCTTCCCAAAGGCAATCTGCTAATTTGTCGGAATTAGTTTTACCAACAGTTGTCCAGACTGTCCAATAATTAGCTTCAGGAAACCATTCGTTTCCAAGTCCTAAGGCATTAGCATGAATACTTACAAGTATTACATTTCCAGCTCCAAGTTTTTTACACCAAGTATTAACTCGATTAACTCTGCTGGCTAAGCTAATATCTTGATCCTCAGGAACTAGTAATTCTGCATCATAGTGTAATGCCTTTAATTGGTCAACTATTTTCTTTGCTACTAATCGGTTAAAAGTCCCTTCTCTAAAACGCTATTTATAAATAGTCTCATCGGTCATATCCGTTACTATTGGACTCGCTTTACCTTTTGTATAATCCTTATCTCCGTGACCGTTATCAATTAATATTTTTATATCAGCCATAGTATACTTCCGACAATTAATCCTGCTATTGTACCAATAGAATCTGCAAATACGTCATACCAATCCCATTTATTATTAGGATTAACTTTATCACCGTATTCTTTTCCCCAAGCAGCAGCAGTAGATACTAAAATTCCAGAAAGTGCAGCATAATAATAGGGAGAATTAACTACAAAAAATAAGCTCATAGTTAAAAAAGTTAATGCCGCACAAGCTAGAAAATGTAATATTTTATCTTTCTATTGTATCATGTACGATATATTTTGCCATCATTAGTAGACACATTTATCGTGTCATATACTGTATTACCAGCATTAGGAGCCTCCTCCGTTGCATCAAACGTAAATCCTAATATGATTTTATTAAACGCAAAAGGTTTAGGTAACTATTTGTTAAATTTATCCAAATATGAATACTTTACATTTATAGGAATACTAGGATTTACTATATCATCTAATTTAACAGTAAGTATTGTTTCTCCATCTTTGCTTAATGTATAAGTTCTCTATGCTAACTCTGTGTCGTTATCCCACGTACTATTATACTACAAGTCAATTTGGGAAACAAAATCCTACAATAATTCACCATTATCTATAAAACCGCAATTAAAACAAAGAACTCCATCATCTTTATTTAAAATTAATAAAGGAGTTTCTTCTTTAATTTTTACTATATCTCCAATAGAATCAGGACTTTTATGTCGATAACTAGAAGGTACATATATAGGGAAAGGAAAAACATCTTCTCCAAACTCCTACTATACTACTTCGAGTAGCCTTTCAGTATTTATACTCCAAAAATTAGGATTATCTATAGTTAAAGAAGTATAATTTCTTATCATAGAGTTTAATATTTCGGGAAGCTCAAAAAGATCCATAGCATCTGGTCCAAAGTATACAACTTCTTTAGGTAAAACTATATCTCCCTTTAAATACTTTAATACGTTACTTACATACAAAGTAGGTTTACAATCAAAAGATCCTCCTAATACCGTATTGTTAGAACTATTACTAGAACTATTAATTAAAGTATAAGATAACTACATCATCCTACTGAAATTAACCAGCCACCAAGGCCTCCACCAATAATACCACTTGCTAACATTACAATTAGACGAATCTTGTTGAATTTACTATCATCACTAAAGAAATTTCCAAAACAATATGATAGTGCCATAGTGACACCATAAATTATACCAGCAAATACTGCAGATGCAATAGCACCACCATCACGGCCAACAAGAAACGTTAAACAAGCTAGTAAAAAGCAAGTTACAAAACTAATTATACAATTCAAAAAATATTCTTTCATAATCATTTAATTTTATTAATAATCTATCGCATTAAATATCCAATTAAATAAGCAGCCTGTTCACTGCGTTCTGAAATACCATAATACTAACAAATATGAGATTGTACATGTTTTAACTCGTGTACTAAAGTATCAAACCATTGATCTACACTAGTTACATCACTTATACCTACTATAGAAGTTCTTTTCTTTAAGTTTGAATTAGTTATTCCAGAATTTATTGAGTTCATTATTTCTACAGCTCCTTTTATATTCTCTTTAGATACTTTAATATTCTTTAATACGTTTAACATCAAAGGTAATTCTTTTCTATTCAAGAAAAAATAACATTGCCACTTATTTTGAATATTAATATAGATCATATCATTTTATCCCATCTTATAACAACGCCCTTTCTTGCACAATCTGATAAGAACCTATTGAAAGCAATACCGTCATATCCATCCTCATCATCTAAATAGTCTTTAACAAATTTAGCTAATGCGGTATCTGTGGTAATACTTGATCCAAAGAAATCAGCTTTTGCCATATTAATTACATACAAAGCGTCATATAATATGTCGTTTTCTATCTCTACCTAAGCATTCTTCAAAATAGTTTCCAACTATTCTTCAGAAATTGCTTGAAGTTTTTTACCATTTTTTTTCATCTTACTTATAGCAAATTGAGCTAAAGCTTTGCTGAAATGAGGACCGTTATATCTTAAATAATTAATCATTTCAGCAGGCATAATATCAAATTGAGTTAAATCCATAATATTAAATTAAAAAGGAGGGAGAGTAATCTCCCTCCCTAAAATTATTAATAATCAAATCTTCCTCTATAATTTGATTTACGATTCATACGATAGTTTCTACGTTCGTTCATTTCAAGATCTTCTGTATTTTCAAGCTCTTCCGTAACCTCACATAGAAGTGTTTTAGCCGCTCATACCTCCCCAACCACGGTTGCCACTTAATGCAAGCAAAGTTGCAAGGTCGTTATTCCCATTTTCTGGAAAACTAAAAACTTTTGTATCGTCCATAGAATAATTTTTAAAAGTTAATAAATTAATTTGATATGTATCTAAATTTTATTTACTATAAAACAAATATAAATAAATAATTTAACAAATGAAAATAATAAATAAACAATCTAAATTAATTCACATAATGGATCATTGTGTATAAATTAATTTTATTGATTTTTGAACAGACGTAGTTTCTTTTAACTCAATTGTATTTAGAACGTATCCATTAGATGTATCTATATATTGAAACTTTATACAATCATTAGTTATACAATATAAATTGTAAATATTACCATTAGCGTCTTTTAAACAAACTACTTGATCGCTATTAACTTTAGATTTAATTAAATTATAATTAAGATCCGAGACACTAAGAAAATTGATATAATTAACTTTAGTTTGTCCGTTGTTAATAGAAGAAACCGGAGTTTTTAAAAGTTTTTCTATTATACGTAACTCCTATTTTATAAATTTAATATCTATAGCATTTATAGTAATCTGTTTAAATGCGCTAAATAAATTTTTAAGATGTTTCATTACGTTGTCTATATCTTTATTACACAAGCTTTATAGTATTTATGATTTCCATCATCATCTGTTCCTGTTTGATATGTGCCAGGAGGATAAAATTCGCATTTAAAACTAGATAGGATTTCATTATTATCATCATCTGTTCCTGTTTGATCTGTGTTAGAATCTCTATTCGAAAAAATACTCAAAGAAGTATAATTATTTTCCGTCCAATAGGCCCTAAACGTTCCTGTATAAATATCTCCATGTTGTGTAAGATTGACAGTTACCTAATTTGTTTCAACTTGTGGAAAACCATTACTTAATATGTTAGGCTAACCGTCTATCATTATAATTCTTCCAAGGGTAGAGCCTGTTAATCGAAAACTAACTGAACTTAAATTTGTAAATTGATCATAATAACTATATTCTAAAGATTCCTTAAGTATTGACGGATCATCTTCATCTTGATTATAAACTCTAATTATATACTCGCCTGACTATTTTGAAAATAAAGGTTTATTTACGATATATTTTGCATAAAAATGTGGATTATTGTCAGAATCTAATCTAACTGTAATGTTGAAAAATTTATCTAGATGAAAATCATAATAAACTCCAGATTTAATATCGCCTATATTAATTCTTGGAATCTGTGCATTTGATGTTTCATTGTATAAAGGAACTATCTGCACAGGGTATTCTTTTCTTTCCGATATCCAGTATATCATTTCATTTACTATTTTGACTTCATCACTACTACCATCTCCACTCTTATTAAAGAAATCCTTATAACGAGTTTCTATTAGATTTTTATACTCTAAACTAGAATTATATAATACATATAAGCAACTTCTATCATCTACATCCCATATACCATTATCGTTTAAATCTAATGGTTGAAATTTAAACTTTATATAAGGATTTGTTCTAACCGCTTTATCAGAAATATTAAAATCAGATGTAGCAAATATTACAGTATCACTAGGCTTATTTTTTATATAATCTACTTTAGTATTATCATCCTATGCCCAATTTGACTATATCTAACCTAGAGATGATCCACCACTAATAGTTCCTAAATTAACTACTCCGTTTTCATCAGGAGTATATGATTTCCCATTAACTACAATTTCTTTTACGTAGTTTTTTAATGTATTGTTAAATTCTTCTCTAGTAATGAGATTTCCCGTTAGCTAATCTAATAAGTCATTTAAGTGATCTTTCCAATCTCCAAATAAAGTTTCAAATAGCTCACGAATGCCCTCATAATCTTGTTCATCTAGTCTGTCATTTATTCTCTAGAGAGCTGCTTGTAATTTATCCAATTCTGATTTTACTGTTGTTTCTCCATTACAGTCCATTAATACTGCTGAAGCTTGAGTAATATAATACACTGTTTTATTTGTGCATTCATCAACTGGCTATTTATAAACAAAATCACAAGGATCTGGTTTACACTAAGTTGTTGTTGTTTCTTTACAATTACAATTTTTCATAGTTTATTTATGGATTTATTTGTGCTTCTTCAACTTTGATGTCATTTAAATTCTATTCAGAACTTATTGCAGCAACGTTATATTTTTCTTCGTTAAATGTTAATTGATAACTCTTTCCAGATATATTATGGACAGCGTTCTCATAAATTTCTCCTAATATAGCACCTGTGTTTGCCTCTACAATAGTTCCATTAGACAGTGCTGAAGCTTCCGTTTTAGGCATCGCTTTAGCTACGGTATACTATCTATATATTGCAATTTTAACCAATTCGGAATTCTTTGGAATATTATTAAATATATTTTGTAGTGTTACAGACGAATCTAAACCTTCACAACGCCAGGGATAACCATTTGCCCACTATATAGCGTCTCCATTTTCCCCATTAAAACTATAATCAAAAGAGTCTAATGTTTCAGAAGTATCTCCACGTAATGATTTTGTTGCTTTTATTTTCACTACGCCATTTCCTTCTAATTTTTGATAAGGATAGTAAATAGTAAGTATAGCTTCTGAATTAGATACGATTTCTATAGCGGTAGGTTTCTTTTTATACTATAATTTATTTCCAGGAGCAGTAAGAGTTACATAATACACATCTTTCCAAGATGGATTTGTTTCTCCATCTTTGGGTTTCCAGTCAAAATTAGCTAAATCGTTTATATTAACATTTGTTATTATTTCAGCATAATTCATACTACTGGGAAATACTGATATAGGCTGAGAATATTTTATTTCTTCAAAAGTTGAAGGTGTATCTGGATCTTCCGGATCATCAGGACTGATTTCATTTTTTTCTAAATCTAATTTAGTTACACGCCAATTTGTATTAGTTTTAATTAGCAGGTATGTTGAATAAGTACTTAACGGTAAATCCTAACTTATAATAATCTATTCTCCATTAACTACATATTGAAGATTACAATCTTGAGGTTTTAAAACAGTTGCTATATCCTAAGTAACTACAATTATTACCTTATGATACGGTTCGTTTTTAAGAACTATTTCATCTTCATTTTCAAAGTAGCTACCTTCATTCAATAATAACGTTGAAAGCATTGCATTACCATTAATCTCTGCGTTTTCTGCAGTTATTTTTCCAGTAAGAGTGATGTCTTCTGCTTGTATAGAATCAGCAATAGTTTTACCATTTAAAACTATATGATCAGAAGTAATAGCCGTAGTGCTATCATTTTCGCCTAATGCTTGTATAAAAGAAGCTCCGTTTTCTCCTTTTGTTAATACTAAAGAATTTTGTGCTTCTAGAGTATTCATTACTAACCCAGAAATAACACCAGTTTCTTCATTTTTAAGAGCTGTAATTACAGAATTTGGATCTATGTTTGTTATTACAGTATTGTTGTCATCAGTAACTACAACTCTCCAATTTTTCAATGCATTTACATCATTCTTTGCTTGATCTAATGCAGTTCTTATAGAACTTAATGCGGAGTTCTACCAATTCTAAATAACCTCTTTCCAATTATAGATATTGAAATCATCAGATACTGTATCAGTCCAAGGAACTTTTACATAAGCTCTACCTGCACCATCGACATTAACAGGATAATTTCTAGCAGTTTCATCTGTAGAATATCCAGTTTTAATACCACCTAATATATTATCACTGGCAATTTGTAGTGTATATTCTTGATTTTGTCTAGGAATTTCAACACTATCTTCAAGAATTCCGTTTTTAATTAAACTTAATGTTGAACCTGTATAATCTAAATGGATACGGTTTTCAGATTTTGTTACAAACTATGAAAAATCAGGTAGAGAATCTTTGGTTACATAATGCTCTACTAAATTATTATTTATTTGAGTAATAATATTTTCTAATTCTGTAATACTATCTGGTTTCTGTAGCTTAAGGATTAAATTCCAAACATTAGTATCACATACTTGTTCAAAATAAGCTTCTTCGTCTGAACATTTATTTATCCAAGTAAGTTTAACTATACCTAATGTTGGTGATACACCAGGATCACCTTTATCTCCTTTAGGACCTTGAGGACCTGTGTCACCATCACGGCCGTCTTTACCAGGTTTACCTTCAGGACCAGCAGGAGCGCAATAAAATTCACGAGTAATTAATTCGTGACCTTTACGATATTTAAAAATAACTTTAGTTAGAAGTTCTCCATTGTTATTTTCAGTTACGTATTCAATACCTTCAAGTTCTTGAATACCTAAATTGTATCTAGCAGCTTCTTTTTCCCAATTATGGACAAGCTCTGAAAAATAGTTATCTACTTTAAAACATTGTGGTGTTGCACAATCATTCTTAATATCTATCTTTTTATTACACGAACAATCTTTTTTAGTTGTAGATTGCTAATTTAAATTTATTTTTTCGTATTCTATCATAGTTATAATTTAATAGAACTTATAAACTATTATCTAATTCAATTTTAAGTATCTTATTCATAGTATCCTAATAGCAAAAATCTTGATATCCGTTATTTAATAACTTGCAATAACGTTTAACTTCTGCTATCACCTACTATTTAATAGCATCCACAGTTTGACTGTTTTTTACTTGAAGTTTCATTATTGCAAATTCCATCGCAAGTACTTACACAATTAAGTAGCTTATTAGCGGTTTCATAATCGTTGCATTCTAAAGCATACTTAATCGCATTAATTACCATCCATAAATAATCACGAATCTAGATTTGAGTTTGGTCTACATTGCTTTTACATTTTGTTCCATTAAGCGAAGAACTATTACATATACTATATTCTCCAGAACAACCTTTGTACTAATCAAGTAAAGCACTAGCTTTATTTATAAAGCATTTATAAAGATTACAATATTGAAAGTAATCTTCTTCAATCACTTTAATATTGGTACCATAAAGATAACCATCAATAATGTCTCTTGATTTTACCTCATCAAGTAAATCATCAATATTAGTAATATCCATCCAGTAATATAAACCTGAGCTTCTATATGGAGATGGATTAGGTCTACGACCTGTAAAACTGAATAATGTAGGAGAATTTTCATCGGCAGCTACGATTATCTCAAGTTCATTAGAAATTAGATTTTCAGGATCGTCTTTATGACATTCCTAATATTCTAGATCATCAAATCCATCTACCATACCTAATTGCTCAATAAGATATTGTTTTGTAGGAACTATGAACGATAGTACTTTATATCTACCGTCAGCTAAAGTTAAATCATAAACTTCACGTTGATATTTTCCATCAATTACGTGTATGGCTGAATGTTTATCTACAAGAGTTTCAGTACCATCTACATCAATCTTATAAATTAATGTAAATACACCAGAATCTTCCCAAGTAGGATTATATAAAGTACTATTTTCAGGATAGTCTGTAATTGGCATCACTTGAATACTACAATTACATTTCTACTCAACTATTCTCATCTTTGTTATAATCTAAGTTTTTAAAATACTTAATAACTGGCTTAAATACAGTGTCCCAACTTACTAAACTAGCAATAAAACTATATAATATCACATTTGAGTACTATCCATTATAACATATTATTCCACCTAAAAGCAATCCGCATATCACAGCTATTATACGTTTTACTGCTGTTGAGACACCTTTATTTGGGCCGTTAAGCTAATCTATAGTTTTTATAACTAGGTATGTTAATATGTTAACAGTTAACATATAACCGAAGTCAAAACTACCAAGAAGTAAGTCAATTATTTTTTCCATCATGTAAATCTAACTGTATCGTTATAAGGATTACCGTCATAAAGCTGATTAAGTTCAATTTTAACTTTCTATTTATCAATTTCAGTTTGTCCTTCTTTATATGTTCTATCAGTCTAAGCTTGATACCATCTAATTTCTTTATCAGTTTCAAGTTTAGCCTATTCTAGTTGTAACTTCTATTCGTTAAGTTGCTCTAGTTTTTGAGACATCTACTAGTTCTACTATTGAAGTTGCTACATCTATTGTTGAGCCTATTCAAGTTGTTGTTGAAGTTGATTAATCTAGTCTATTTCAGCTTTCTTTTTAGCCCATCCTTTTTTCATCATTTGTTTTAATTCAGTCATACTACGACAAGAAATAGCTTCAGCAGCCATATCTGGTTCTAGCATATTAGCCTATATCATCTGTATAACTGTCTATCTCAACTATTCTAAATCTTTAAGAATTTGAGTTGAAGATATAATATGTATATCGTAATCTGTAACTGTAAAATATTCTGGAAGAATTGTAAATACTTTCTATAAATGATCTCCAAGAATAATAGAACCAGTTAAGCCATTTTTCCACACAATTTTAGCCATATCAACACAATCAATCAGTATATCAGTAACTAAAGTATCCATTTGTTGATAAAACGGTTTTGTAATCGTAAATGAATTTTTAGCTCCGGCTTCTATATTACTTACAGCATCACGCTACGTAATTCCATTTAATCTTTCTCTAAATACACCTGTAATTGATGTTACTTGATTTTCAATACGTTCAAGAACTATTTCAAATGCTTGAATGGCTTGAACTTTTGTAGCATCATCAAATCCAGACATAAATGTATTGTTATTAAATCCTCTACCTTCTTGTGAAGAATCAATGAGAGCTGTACCACCTTTTTTATATGCTAACCATTTCTAGATACGTTCTGTCATATCGGAACCTAAAAATGCAGGAAGCATTGAAACATCGAGCCAATCTCCAATTGTACCACTATTAGCAAGAAGATTATCACGTAAGAAAATAGTTACATCATAACGATCTTGTAAAGTTGTACATTGTAAAACGAGACTTGTTGGTAAATTATCACGGTTCATCATAAATATACCACCTACTGATAACTTACAATGTCTTGGAGCATCTTGTGTTCTTACTACGTTTTGTGATAATCCAGTGGGAATATATATAGAATTACCTATACGTACACCCTCATATCGATTCTGGATATATTTTCCGTCTTGTTTATCTACATCAATCCATTCGACTTCAAATACAGGAAGCAATTTGTACATATAAGTTTCGTATCCATCAATTGGAAACCCAGGTACTACTCGTTTACCATTATCTAAATCTCCTTCCATTGGAGCATGAAGTAATGAATTATTATGGGTAGTAACGTACATAAAATTTCCATCTTCATAATGATTATGCATATCATTAAGTTCAGATATCGCATCACGAGTCATTCTATCACCATACTCTGCAAGAATTTGTTCTCTAGTCATCCATTTACGAATAACTACTCGATAACTATCTTTAACGTATGGAGAATCTGGGTTTCTGTCTACAAATGTATTTAAGGGATTAAGACATTCAATAACTAAATTAGTACCTTCTGGTGAAGGTTTTGTACGATAAAAAGCACATCCAGCTATTAACAAGTCTTGGAGTAATATTCTTTTCTTATTTGCAAGATCGGTTACTCTAGATTGAGATACATAATCTATAACATTTTGTGCTGCTATTTCATACTCACTTATAAAATTGTTATCAATGTCTTCGATAAGTTTATTTATTTGCTAATCAATAGCTGGATCTTTTAAATCTTTTCCATTTACAAAATCAAGAATTTGTTTATTTAAATCCTATTTATATAAATTAAAAAGTTGTCGTTTTATCTCAAGTAGTTTATCTCTATTTATGTTAGTTAGAGTCTATTCATCTTTACAAGAAACTTTAGCAATTGTAGGTACGTCCAAATATTCACCAAGTAACGCATCTACATGTTTTTTAATCAGTGGTGTAAATTCAACTTGAGTTGGATTACCTATACCAAAGTTTTCTTCAAGATACCTAAACTATTCAGAATCTCGCCTACCATTATAGTAATTGTAAGCTTTCTATAACTTAAATTTATGATGGACGAGTTCATTAATAGCTTTGTCTACTTGTTCTATTACATATTCTTTACCCCTCGCAGCAGCCACGTGTAAAATATAATTTTTTTAATTCTGAAAATTCTATACTGTCCCAATGAATCTTTCGTAGTTCTTTACATATAAAATTAAGAAACTATTCTGCATTTCCATCAAATGCACATTCATAAGGAATATCATTATGTCCAAAGCCTAACTATAATTTATAACCAGATTTAAGTTTAATTACTTTGATCATTCCAGTATATTCTTTTTCATAAACGTTTTTAATAATATCCAAGACTGCTGATTCTAAGTCTTTCGTATCCATAATATGAATCAACATCTATTATATTTGTGTCTATTGTAGCATTAACTTCAGTTGTGGGAGCTTTAGGAATTCTACCTTTATGAATAATTCCACGTTCATCTTTCCAATAACCAAAGTCCTCAAATTTATCTTGTTGTGAATCTATTTTTGGCTAAACAAACATTAATTCTTCATTAGCAAGAAATGCCATTTGCATAGCAGCTACAATATCGAATTTTCTTTTATTTTCATAAGAATATCTTGATAACTCATCAAGGATTTCTTTAAACCAAATTTCACCACAATATTCGTCAATATAATCAGAGATCATATCGAGTCCGTGTGTAATTGTAGTTTCATTAGCTGGAGCACCAAACTATCTACTTTTACCATTCTGTATATCAGATTGACAGGCTCTAGGTCTTCGCATTAAATAACGGTTTTCGCATTTTTTACTTCTAAAGAATTGAAGTAGAGATACACGAGTAGATTCAAGACAGGCTTTTGCATTATACCATTGTAATAATCTCAAACACATTATGTGTGCATCTCTAACTTTTTGTGGTCTATCTTTATAATAAGCTACAATTTGAGGAGGATGCATACCGTAAGCACGTCTAAGTATTACTACGCAGAAATCAGATGGGTCTTTATAACTAGCAGATGTATCTTCCTAACCTAAGTCGATACCGTCAATTCCACCAACATATAGATTAACTGGAACTTGTTTATCGTCATCTATTTTAGGGGCTTCTAATACATGAACTTTTCCACCTTGTTGTGGTACAAATTTTATACCTTCAATCATTTCATCAGTAACAATATTATCTTTAAATATGTATTCTAAAGTTCCATGCTAAATTGTAGGTACATCTTTACCATTCATAAGTATCCTAGCCATCTATTCTGCAATAAGTGCCTAGTCGAATTGGTTTTCACCTTCAAGAGCAAACGCTTCTTCTGCTGTAAAACAGTGCTCAGCACATTCGCGTTTATACTCTTTTGGCATACTTAATAGATTATTTCGAGTTAAATTTCTAAACTTTTTAACTTCCTATCTATCAACTACACCTCTATCATCAATAAATCGTATATATTTACCTTCTTCTGGTTCATATCCGTCTTTCAAAATAAAGTCAGCTGCGGATACAAAAAATCCTGATAATTTGTATTCACCACTATCAAAATTATTATGTCTATATGGAAGGACATTGAATGCAACGGGATTATAAAACATATCTCTTAACTAATCCACTGATTTCATATCACCGCCTGTTCCAAAACACAATCTTGTACCTATTTTATTACCGCCGACTTCTACAAGAGCGTTACCTTTAATGTAAGTTTCTTTTAAAATAGGATTAGAACCAGCTTCTTCAAATATTAACAAATCTATACGATCACCACGAAGCTTACTAGACTAGTCTATGACCAATCCTTCTATATCAGAATTCCAAGAGTTTGGTAACTCTTCACGTTGTTTATTTATTTTCGATGCTTTTTTGTGAAAGGCCGTATTCATTTTCTAACGAACATGTCTCATACCGCCTTCTGTATCAGCATTTAAATAGTCTAACTATAACCAAGCTTTCTTTAATGAGTCAGATACGAATTTTTCTGTTGCTGCAATTACTACATTGTGAGTATTACGTCTAGTTGAATAATTATTAACTAACAAGCTAGCTCCAATTTCCGAGAATCCTACGGCACGACTTTTAACGGCCAATACATCTCGTTTTAGTATTTGAGCCATCTCTATATAATGAAAATATTCGTACTGCTTATCAACAAAAGCTGGAAATATTAAACCTCTACCCTACCCTGCTTTTTTAACATCAGTATCGGGTAGTCTATAATAATTTAAAAAGAAATAGTGATCTCCAGTAATTCTATAACCATTAACGCTCATACCATTATTACATCGATCATATTCCTTTTTCCAAAAATCCATATAAGCTTTAGTACCTTGTGGGTATGAACAGTATTTACCTGTTTGTAATTTAACCTCTCTAGCTTCTGTAAACCACTCTGGTTTAAAATCTAAACCTTTAGTTTTAGTTAATGGTCTATAGCCAGTCAATTCATAAGACAAGTCAGAATCAAAATAATCAATTTTATCATTTAATTTAACATCCCAAGTTACTACATCTTTATTAAATAAAGATTCTCTTAAAGCTTGTATATTATTATCAAGTGCTTGCTACTAGAGTTTATCCTAATTTATTTTTAAAGTAGGATTCTATTTCTTTTTACGAGGCATTATTTTCTTTTTGGTCTTACATCAAGCCTCCATGTAGGTCTTTGATCTTCATTAGTTGGAGTATCCTACTCTTTAGTATATTTTCTATTACCTCTACTATCAAAACGTTCAGGATGATTCTTTTTTTCTTCTTGAAGTTTCCTAATCTATTGTTCTCGTTCTTGTTTTAATTTAGCATTTTGCTAAACTTGTTTGAATTTATTGCCGGCTTGCATTTTAGCTCCACCACAATCTTTTTTCATTTTAGTCTTACCTCCACATTTGTACTATTGTAGATCACTATCTGTAATACCTGCAATTTGCGAGGCAAATTCGTACATTTCTTCGTTTGAAATCATAATTATAAATATTAATCAAAAGCACCAATTTCTACATCACCCATAAGACCATTACTGTCTTGTTCTAGCTCTTTCTTATATAGAATTTCAAGTGCTTTAAGTTGTTCTATTACATCTGAAACACCTTTCATTTCTGCCATTACATCTTTAACTTTAAATACAGGCTTTCCATTTGGATCACGTTCATCTAAATCAATAATGGTATCGAAATAATCGGTGATTTTATCTACTGTACCTTTAGCAGCATTTATAAGTCTAAGTATTCTAGAGGAATTCTGAAGTTCTCGATATTTACGACAAGCTGCTCTAAATTCTGGATTGTTCCATTCTTCCTCTGTTAGATGTGCATCCTCTAAACAAGCTCGATGTCTTTCTTGTTCATCATAATCTGAATAAGGACTAGCCCAATCTAACATTAACCATATATAAGTTAATTCTCTATATGCTCGTAGACGTTTTCCTCCAGTTTTATCCTCTTTACATTCATTTCTCTTCTTATCCCATAACGCTGCAAATTCTTTTATTATAAGAACTTCAGGTTCATTAATAGTTATTTCATTAGTCGCATTATCAAAGAGGAAAAATTTCATACATTATTGGTTTTGCATCCAGGTTGGCTAATAACCTGTAAATCTATTACGTTTGTTATTATTTATAAACTACTATGCCTATAGTTCAGTATTAGCTTTCATATTTGCCATAGCCAAATCATTCTAAGCTCCTGCCATAGCAATCTAAGCGTTATTGTTACTATTGTTTATGTCTCGCATAGTATCAAGATATTTTTTTTGCTTCTTCCAATCGTACATCGCAGTTATACCATTACCTACTGCTTCTGCTGTAGCTTGTGCAGCTTGTGCCCAATTAAAACCTCCTCCAGTTTGTTTTTTCTAAATTCCACCGTCTTTAAAATAAGAAGTTGTAGGAATCGCACCTTTATCAAACTTCTTGCCCTTCTCACATTTCTTACATTTGCCACCTTTTTTCATATAGCCTTCAGGACAAGCATTGTTAAGAGCTTTAATTCTATTTAGCTTAGCTCCCCTTGCTGCTTTTTGAGACTAACTTAAGGCTTTAATAACCCCATCAATACCCGCTTGTTTCCAAATCTAAAAAAGCTATTGTATTATCTTAGGCTATTCTTTAGCTAATTGCTATAGTTTTGTTTCAGTATCTTCTCCAAATAACTGATTCTATATTATTTCTTGAGCGAACTGATTTAGTTCATTTTGGGATGATGCTCCACCCTGTTGATATTTTTTAATCATATTTTAATTAAATCTTTAGTTGAAAATACAGCTTCCTAAAGAAATCCGTCTTTAGTAAACCATCTACATCTCATACCCTTAAACTATTCAGATTTATCTGACATTCTAAAGGCCATAGTTTCCTTACCTATTACTAACATTGTAGGTTTATTAGGAAGTTCCTGGCGAACTGTTACTAGCTCACCAGGAACAAAATATACTTTATCTTCCATATTACTTATCATTTTCTACAGGTTTACATACGAGTCCTAACTTCTTAAGTTTAGTATAGTTTTCAACTTTCTCTGCGTTAGTTTTACCTAAGAAATCAGGAAGTTCTGCTATGTCAACCAATCCATTATTAATTTTTTCGAAACGCTCTTTTACACCAGCGTTAATTACTACATGAATTTGATGTTCAGAAACAACATACAATCCTTGTCCAAAGAATGGAACAGGAACTTGACAAGCCTCACGATAGTAAACAACATCACCAGGTCTCACATACTTAACCATTGGTCCAACCTCAATGACATCTGCTTGAGTTGAAAGGTTATATTCCTTATCTTCTTCTCCAGTATCTGGGTTTTTAAATGAACCGTCATATACTGGAATAATAATACCGTTTTCTTCACGCATAGCTTCAAACGGATTCTCTGCATAAGGTCTTACAAGAATATAGCTGTTTGCAGGAATAATTTCCATATCTTTTGCTTTTTCAGCAACTTCTTTACCTTTTGCAAGTTTTCTATCAATCTCTGCTTTTACGGCTTCAGTTTTCTTATTTACTTCTTTATTAAAACTTTCGACAGCTTGTTTTTTAGTGGCTTCATCAAGAGTTTGTGCATTCGCAAAACTTACTGCCGTGTCTCCTCCAAAAAAATTCATTTTTCCATTTTCCATAATCATTTACATTTTAATTATTGTACAGTTGTATATCTATCTTTATATACGTATCCTACTTGTCTTCCAAGTGAATCATATAGTTTGTATAATTTTATATTAGTTCCGTATTCAGTACTAGTTAATGCATAGAACTAATGATTAGTTGTCGTTAAAGGTTCAGGTAAAGTATTTACATAATGGATATTACTTAAATATCTTTGATGTGGAGTTAAAATTAAAGCATTTGTGGCATTTGAAGAAACTCCGTTATGTAAAATATGGGCATCATCTTCTACAGATATTTCTGCATCAAAAACAACTTTATCTCTAAATGTTATACCATAATAAACTTCAGGATCACTAATTAAAGATACTCCAGTAGTTTTAGTTTCTGTAAAACGTACCATATCTATTTGTATATTAGAGCATTTCGAAAAACTTAAGGTTTCTCCGAATAATTTATCTATACAATACATGTGGACATTATGACAATTTGTGAACTAAAAAACTTTACTTTTAGCATCGTTTAAATGTGCAGTTATTTTATTTGCATCTGTAGTAGATCCTATGTATATATCATTAGTATTAACGTGTGTTGTTATACTACCTCCACGCATTCGATAAATATTAAACACATGATTAAAATATCCATCAGTTGCATCTAGTGTGATTTTATTCTCACTAAATGAATTTCCCGTTCTATTGTCTACAGTTATTCCATCCTTTAGTTTAGTAGTATCTAACATTGTATCTAACTATCCCATAATCCCTATATGTAAGGTATTACTGTTAAAATAACTATTACTCTATTTTAAATGTATGTATACAGGATAATAATTATTATTGAGGCTTCTAATATCTATTTTATTAGCTAATCCTGCAGCTTTACCATTCGATCCTTGAATAGGATCGAAATCTGGGCATAAAGTAGACAACATAACTCTGTCGGTAATCACTACTCCATATTCAAATCCAGACACACTTCCGATTGTTATTAAATTTTTATTAAAAATTTGTCCAAATACAATACCGCATCCTTTTCCCATGTGATTAATGGTAGCGCCTCCAGTTCTATCATTGTCTTCTTTTACGACATTATGTATATGAATTCTATTTGCATTTAACGTGCCTATCTATAAAAACCCTATAGAAGAATCAGATGTATTTCTAACATATATTGTGCCATTGATTTCCAACACACCTACAGAAAAAGAAACAACGTATACTACAGGCCCAACTAAGCTTTCATCGCCAATTAAGTTACCGTTAATTATAATTTTTCTTCTCAAATCTTGAGGCCCAGAAGCTCCGTTATATTCCCAAAAAGTCTCTGATGCTCCTGTTGGATAACTTAAGCCAAAGGCTTCATATCTGCTAGTTTCTGTTTCCGCCTCGACAATACGTATAGGTGTACTTTTAATTCTATAAAACGATTGTCCTAAGAATACAGTATTTCTATGTGCTGCTTTAATGCAGCTATTTATTGCAGGAGCATCGTCTGTAATTCCATCGCCAACAGCTCCCCACCATTCTGGATATAAGATTGGATTTTTCAATAAAGCTTTAATTGTACCTGTCCCAAAGATTTTATGCATTCCTGCTTCTATCTCTAAAGGAGTTTCACAATCAATAACACAATTATTTCCAAATCGTCCGTTTCTTGTAAATTTTAATACACAATTATTTCCAACAAGAAAAGTTGTTCTGGGCATAGGGTTAATAAACGTATCTATAATATATATCTTATCATTTTCCTCAAACATAGATGAAGATATTGAGGTATCCTAATTAATTAATACTTCATTATCGTGCCATTGAGGATATGTCTATTTTAAATTTGAATAATGTTTTTGTAATTCGTCCATTTTTTAATATTACCATTTACCCACAGGGCAATGAGTGTAAGTTAAACGTGTTTTTGCCTGAAGTCTACATCCACAACCTGATTTGTATCCAGGTTTTTTAGTTTCAGATACTTCTCCAGTAATCGTATCTAAATAGAGCCTACTATTACACACTGGCCCCATAGCTGTTTGTTTATATAATGGACACTCTCGGCAAATATCCATTCTTTGTTCAAAAATATCTTGATTTTTACCGAGAGCTTCTTTTACATGTCCGTCAATTATTGCTTTTAATCCCATATTTCTATACTTAATTTTAACGTCTGAATTATTATCGAATTCTAGTCCCGCTCTTACTCAAAATTCTATGGGTTTACGAGCATTTTTTCTTTTTTCTAGAATGATTGATTTTTTATAATCTTTAAGCATTCGTTCTACTTCATTTTTAAGATAAGGTACCTCATGTTCAGTAACACTACCATCATGAGCATAATGTATTAAATTTAACTTCCTGATTTTAAGTTTTGGATCTAATTTTTGTACCATCCAAGCATAAGTAGAAAGTTGCATAGCATAATGCATCATATTACAATCCATTAAGTTGTTTAAAGGATATTTCATCATATCAAATTTCTTTAATTGAGGATTATAGTATGATTTTTCATCTAACTTCTTGTTTGTCTTATAATCGTGGATTTCTACACAATTTCCATCTTTAATTAATAAATCCACTTGCCCAGCTATCTTTAAAATACCGTCATCAGATTGTCTAAAGATTAAATATTCTGGAAACACTCCGTTTTCAATATCTAATAAGCTTATTCCAGAATTTTCTAAAGTTTGATTTGTATTTACTAAAAATTTTCCTCCGATTCCAAACTTTTTTAAATCGGTTGTTTTTTTACTTGTGAACATGTTTTCTAAATCTGCGTGAATCTTAGTTCCACGTTCACAAGCTGTTTCGTTTTCTTTTTGCCAACCATCAAGAACTGCTTGTTGTTCTCGATTAAAATCGTTCTCAGTAATACCATACATATCAATATAGTATTTAAGTTCTATCTTTTTAGTATCGAGCAACATCTTCTTTTCCATTTTAAAATCTTCTTTACTGAGCAATTTCTCTAAAGCTTTATACCCAGACCAGAACTCTTTGTCAAATGGTTGACAATACTTTCCAATTAATGTTGTTACACTTATGTATTTACCATTATCATCCCAGTATAAATGTTCTTCATCATTATACTTTACATCACCATTTTGTTTATCAATTTTCATAATCATTTAATTCCATGAACATAATTATAATCTAGTAGAACAGCTAAAGGCTATATATTTGGAGCTATAGCTTTTCTAATATTATCTAATGTTAATTCCGAAAGTTCTTGTTTATAAAGAACAACTAACATACCTACGGATCCATCCACTCCGATAATCGGATAAAAAACTGCTGAAGCTGCGTTACTTCGTTCTAATAAATAAGTAAACTTCGGATATTCTTCTCTAAATATCTATACGTTGTGCATCAATAAACACCTGCGCATTGTTATTTTTTGAATTTCTTCTCCATAATTCATATAATCTAATTCCTTCCAGTAATCAATACAAGGACTAGATTCCTAAAAACTTTCACATAACCCTGTTAAATATCTATAAGATAATCCATGAGAACTAGTTAAGGTGTTATGATAATTTAGTAATAGTACATTTGTAGCTTTTTCATCTTGAGTTAAAATATCTTCAAGGATGTCATGAACTCTAGGAGTTATTTCTATTGTATACTATTCTCGATCTTGTTTAGCTTTAGTCTCACGCTATATTTCTTGTCTAAACATATCCGCTATTCCATCTTTATTACATTGAAATAGGACAACTCCCATTAAAAATATAATAAGGAAACGTAAAAAATCTGGAGATAGCTTTGTGAGCCACTCCCAAATAATTTTTAAATTTGATAAATTCATTGTATCTTATTCTACATATTTAGCTATGTATTGTTTATAATTATTAAGTCGTGCTATTAATTTTATCAAAAGTTATTTATTGCACACTTATCTATTTGTTTATACACAAAAATATTAATAATTTTATTGACTAACAAGTAAATAACGAAGAAGATAAATTTTATAAATCTAAACATATATAATCTATGAACTTTTATAGTATAAACACTTTTTAGCACATTCCGTATTTTAAAAACGGACATAAAATACATATAAAGAAAAGTAATCGTGGTAAGTTTACAGAATATTGTAATGGTAAGGTTACAGACGAATGTATTTAGAGAGGAAAGAATAGTAAAGATCCAAAAATTAGGAAAAGAGCCACTTTTGCAGCAAACGCAAGACGCTGGTCTAAAAAAGATGGAGGAACATTTAGTTTAAATATGCATTCTCCAGCTGTTTTCCCTGAAGTTACTTAGATGACCAATCATTGGTATGCAATAAAAAAGAAGTATGTTAAATGATAAGTTAGTAAAATTCAATAACATAGAATCTTAGAATTTAAATTTCATTCTAAATCTCCCAGAGCAATTATTAGATAATACTTATATTAATCCTTATTCAAACGTGAGTCTACAAATACCTGATGGACTTGGATTTCTTGATACAGTGTTAAAACAAGAAGACTTTGATGTTAGTGAAGAATAGAATGTTAAAAATGAGTCTCCAATAAACAACATAAAGAAAAACGTAAAAAAGTATGTTAAAAATTGGTTAATGAAAAATCAAGGATTATCTAATGAACAAGCATCTGCACTAACTGGAGTATGGTGGGCTGAATCTCATCTTAATCCTGGAATTCACGAAGTTGGTAAAGAGAATAATCCTTATGCTGGAAAAGGTATTGCACAATGGACAGGTAGATAGAGATAGAAACATGCAGAAGATATATATAAACAAATATATGGTAAATCTAAGTCTATAAAGGAAATGTCTTTAGATGAACAATTAAACGTTGCTATTACTGAATTTAAAGAACGTGGTACTTGGCAACAATTCTTAAATGCTAAAGATATTAAAACAGCAACTGATGTCGTATGGAGAGGTTATGAAAATGGGTACAACACCTTAGCTTCTCATGAATCAATGAAGAAAACTTATGGTAAAAATTATAATAAGCAATGGACTGATAGATTTAGATTTGCTCAAGAAATAAGTAGAATATAATGGAATACGTAAGTTATAAACATGTAGAACCGATAACGTTATCAAAATTTGAATTAGAAAGATTCTATAATCAACCTAGATTAGATTATACAGATATATATAATCCTGACTACGGAACTAAGATTTAGAATGATAGTTTATATGACAATTTATTAGAAACAACTCCAACTAATAATCCAACAGTATAGCAATCTACACTTTTAAGTTCCATACAAAATCATTTAGGTGAAGTTTATAACAACGCAAAACGTTTAAAATCTGGATACTCAGATTGTTCTGGTTTTGTAAATAAAGTATTTAAAGATATGGGTATAGATTTAGGAGGTGCATCTTCAATCTACATGTATAATAAATTAACAGATCACATTAACTATGATCAAGTACAACCTGGTGATTTAGTTTTTCTTACTCCTAAACAAACACATAGTGTTGCTGGAACAAAAAGACGTGCTGGTATAGATTCTTCTCATGTTGCAATCGTGGTTGAGAAACAAGGAACGCGTATTAAAGTTGCAGAGAATACAGGTTATAAAGGAAGATCTGATTTTTCTTGGTACGAACTTGGTGGAGCTGATAAACCAAGCGGTAATGGAGTAATTAACTATTCAAAAGGAAACAAAGGTAAAAATAAAAACGAACTTTTAGGATTTGGTAGAATTCGAGTATAAAAAATCCCGAGCCTAGGATAAAACCTAAGTTCGGGATTTTTAGTTTTATATGATTTGTTCTTCTAACTCATTAATTCTATCTCTTAAAGCTTGTCTCTCAGCTTTTATATCTGCGTAATCTTCTTCACTTATCCAACCTTCAGCATACTTAATAGCTTTATAATCGGATTCAAATAGCTGCCTTTTTAAATTATCAATTTCTGAAAATCTTTGTTGTTCAGCTATTTCTTCATCTGTAAGCTGCATCCATCGCCAGCAGGCGGCTCATGTCAATCAACGTCTGTGTCATTTCTATTGCTTATGCGTCATAGTCATAGTCCTCGGGCAGTAGCCCATCATTTCCCTCTATAGACTCATCCTTAATTACATTGCCTCCGGGATGAGCCTCATTATACTCTTCATTAGTCATCTGCTCCAGCGCGTTAATCTGGTCACGCAACGCCTGCCGCTCACGGTGCAGCTCCGCCACATCGTAGGGCGCGGCCTCACCCACGGCGGCGCACTCAGCCACCTTGATGACCTTGTAGTCCGTCTCGGCAAGCTGCATCTTGAGCGACTCGATGCTCGCCATGCGCTCCTGCTCGGCCATGTCGCTCTCACTGGGCTGCGGAGGTGTCCACGGTAGATACCCTGCCTCTGCATACATCGCCTCGGTGGGGTTAATCACCTGCCGACCGTCCTCCAACGTCAGCACCTTTGGGGCATAATCGCCCCGCTCGTTCTTGTAGTTGTAGTTGTATTTCATAATTATAGATTATCTCTATTATCCCAATCACTTGAATCAAAAATTGTTACAGTACTATATTGGCCCCATTTTGCCTCATAGGCAGCCCTTATATTGGGTTCTACAAAGAACCGAAAGTTTGACTGCACTGACATGACACTTGGTATACTTTGCACTACATTGTCGCCCTCGACCAAAATGTTGGCTTTTCTCACACGATACCAGTGTATCTCACTGTTGCCAAATTTTGTGATATTAGGCGGCAATATGACATCCAGCCTTTCAGCATATCCCCATGCCGAGCTGACGGCAAACGTGTCAATGCTTGTGAAAAATCGCAAAGCCGTAAAGTCAAGGTTTGCGCCTATAAAATCTCCATTAGTCCTAAGATACAGTACCCCCGTCAAGGCCTCGGCCTCGCTCTTGAGCATGTAGTCTGCCCTTGTGGAGTATCCTCTATCATATAGGACTTTCATGATTATCGGGCTGCTTTCGCTCGTAATGATTTTCGGGTCATTTATTATCATCGCTCTTCTTCTCAACATCTCATTCATACAACACTCCTTTCTAGGATATACAATTTACTGTTGTTATTTTTATAGTTGTAATTGTATTTCATAAATATCATGAGTAAGTTTCGTTAAACTCGCTTTCTGGTTTTATTCTATCTGCTATATCAACCCACCCTGTTGCAGTTTTGTAACTTTCCAACAATGCGTCTGGAACATAGATGTCACAGGTGATGTTGGCTAGATTGGCGTTCCATGTCGTCACAACGCTTGTGTTGGTGAGGTGCAGCTTCTGCAAGTTTGTCATGCCTGAAATGTTGTTATTCAATGTCTTTACCGCTGTATGTATGGTAAGCACCTTTAAGTTTGTCAAGCGGGCAAAGTTAAAAGAAGTCGAGTTAAAGCTCAGCTTTGTCATTGAGGCCACCCGCAAATTTGGGACACCACGATAGAACAAATATGCGCCATCATAATACCTATCAGTCGTCCTGCCACCATCCATGCGGAACTCCACGAGGTTAGGCATATTGAGAAAATTTCCTCCGGAAGAACTAGTTGCACCATAAAATACGTCTGTCACCCATTCGGGTATCACAAGCCTTGTAATGTTGGGCATCTGACCAATTGCGCCTGCAGCAATCTTTGTACATGTTTGCGGTATAACTACTTCGGTAGCAGTTCTGTTATACCAGTACAGAATTGAGCCGTCTTTGCTCCATATGCTGCCATTCTCCATCTTGTAATAATCATTTTCACTTACTACATTACCAGATTCGTCTATAAGTTCCATTACATAGTCTTTGACAGGCAAAGATTTGTCTGTATATTGCATGTCAGTAAATGCCGCACGGTTATTAACTTGAATACCAACATCCATAAAAGGCCACCATCCATTATCTCCCTCGACTATATATCCTCCTATCTGCACGCGGTCAAGGATGTTAAATTTGAATGAGTTACCCCCATTAGCATTAGTGTATCCTACGAGTGTTGTGTTGCCAAATAGCCTGAGTAGTTTGAACCGCACAGCATTTGTATTATATCCATTATAGCTATAAGACGCATTAGCAGAGCTAATGCGAGCATTTATAAATGTCACTCTAGCAATTTCACATTGATGCCCATTTGAGCCACCAAATTGGGCGCCACTAAAATTATACCCAGGTGGGTAAGTCACAACTCTCTCGGGCATATATGATATTGGATAATTCACATTGTCCCTGTCTTTTACATTGACAAAGTACCTTAGGTCATCTAGATTGGGTATGTTTTTGGCATCGAAGGCGTTGAAAAGTTGCGACATTCCAGTCACAGCCTCGCACTCGGCTTGTGTTATTCCGTACTTTGATTCACAAAGGCCCTTTTTGTAGAGATGTGCTACGAATGGTGCGTTGTTTCTTCTGTCTATTATATATTTTGACCAGTCAATGTAGCTTACTTGCCTCCTCCTTAACATCGAGTTTACACTCACACCCAATACATCAGTCAAGTAGGCTGCATCATACACCATCACCTCCATCGTCAGTGTACCCTTGAATTTCCTGCCACGGAAGTCGCCGTTCTTCCACGTGTCACCTATGGTCAACGGGCCTGTGTAGGTGATGGCACTGATATTAGCCGTAAACACATCCCCATTGGGTGCAGTGTAGGTCAGTGTGTTGCCATCTTTCTCTACCACAACATGGTAGTTGCCACCTGTGTAGTTCTTTTTGCCCATGTTTGGATTGCATTGGAACTGCATGTTCAGCGAGTTGGCGCCATTGATTCTGAAATTCATCCCGTGCCACGGAGAGCCACTCTCGTCTTGGCATGCAAATGCAGTTGCGAGGTCTGCATTTCCTGCCGCTGGAACAATGTCTGCCGTTATCTTCCAGTGGTCTGATTGCCACAGGAGCAATCCTGTGTTTATCGCAAAGGTGCCGTCAAGCGCAAGGTCTGTGCAATGCCATGCCGGTATATACTCTGCCATAATCAATCCCAACAATTATACGTTAAACAACCAGCGTAGTCTATAACACACTCAAACCGCCTCCCAGTGGCCATCTCCATCTCCATGTCCACAGGCAGCTTAATACCGCTAGGCAGCGTCAGTGTAGTAGAATCACTTACACATGTAAACGCAAACTTATAGAGGTCATAGTTCGTCATAGTTCCACCACTCAACGTGACCGTCAGCGCACTCACCGTACCAAAGTCACGGTATTCGTTAACCGTCAGCGCACCACTGGCCGTATTGGTGATGGGCGACACATCTTGTTTGCCTTGCAATGCCGTGTATACTCCACCGCTAGTCACCAACTTATCACTGCTATCTACAGGTACATTGTCTAACTCTGATAATGTAGATTTATGAACATAAATGGCATTCTGTGCAAAGACTGACACTACAGCATAACCGTTACTTTGAAAGTAAGGGTAAACCGATTCAGGCCCAATTAACACAACACCATCACTAAGTTCATCATCGTCGTTATTATAAGTTAAATAACCAACGTGCAATCTACTAATGATATAATCATTTTTAATCAGCCCTATTGTAAAGCTTGTGTTTCGCTGCAATGCAGCTAGGACATCAGCAGGAGAAATAGGGTTGGTTATATTCATATCTACGGCACGGTAGAAAGTCACTCTGTTGTTATTGCCAACCACTCCAACAATGGCATTATTCATATTAAGACCCATTAGGACAAGATCAACACCATTAAAATATTGTGCTAACCCATCGCTAGTAACAGGATTGCTGGAACCATAAGTCGGAGCAGAGTCAAACGTAAGTTTGTCCTATTTATCACCAAGAGCTATGTTTAACTCAGGATTGGTTACATAATCTAAATATTCTTCTTTATTTACAGTGCCTAATGACTCCCAGGTATCATTATTCCAGATAAACTATTCATAGACGTTTGGGTCTGCAATGCTAGGCATTAAATAAAGATAACCTTCTTTTCCATACTCGGGAAGTTGTTCTACTACAACTTTCTAAGATATGGATTTAAGTATTGCATCTGTTTCTTCTTTAGTATAAAAACATTTAGGATGTTTTAATTCTTTTAATTCTTCTAACGTCATGCAAAGTCAAAAGCTATAGTTACTTTTCTATTATCTATTTCCTCATTTACGGAATCCCATTCAGAATTAAACACTAGGGCATATCCTTCTACTAGCCTAGATTCTGGTGATAGTCTTAACTCTAAACTGTTGTTTCTTACTTCTTTCATCAATCTGTATAATAAAAAATAATGTTGTTTAAGAATTTGTCTATCAGTTCTTCTGATTCATCATCATCACAGTCAAATGAAAATTCAGATGATGCTTGTAGGCATTCAATCAGACTCTCTGTTTTAAATGGTACATCAGGACTAAAATTTTCTATTGTTTCTTCACTAAATTGATTTTCTTCTGCTGATATTCCATAATTAAAAACTTTCTCAAAGTACTTAAAAATATCTGGTACAACTACTGGTGTTGTACTTGCTATTGAGCCACCTATATTTTTATTGGTAAATACTTTGTAAACCCCATCTTGTTCAAAAAACTGTAGTGTCCACAATGATGTAGATAGATAAAGATTGCCAACATTATTTATATTAGGGTCATTAAAATCAATTTCAAATGGTTGTACTTTAATATATCTGATATTTGCGTTTGTCATTGTATTAGCATCAAAATCTTTGGCTGATATAGACTTCCAACCGTGTACCGCACAATTAATTAAATCGTAATCTAAATTTGTATATTTAAGTTTCATAGTTTAGCATTATAGTTAAAATAGTTATATAATGGATAATATCCGTACCCTCATAATTAATTGCCTTCCTCTGTTTTAATTGGTATTACTTCATCTAAAACAAATTTCTCTGTTTTTAAATCGTATTTAAAACAGTATGCTTTCATTGCTTCAAATGGCATTTCAATAACATTGCAACTAACGCCTTCATCGTTATTATAAAAAGTAATAGCCATACTATTACAAGGTTGTAGAGCATAGAATATAACCCAAGGATACCATCCCAAAGACGAAGCAATGTTGGTTTGATAATTCTCAATGTCTTCAGCAAAATCCATATCTTTTGCTCTCGGATATATTTTTTTACAAAAATCATAAACATTACCATTATCACAAGACGATATCCTTAGAACAACATTAGCAAAACCCCAAAACTATACGTCAAAATTTTTGGTTTGTAAGTCTGAACTATTATAATAAATTATACCCCTCTTTATCTCTTCTTTTTTATTCTCATAATCCAAGAATTGAAGATTAATTACTTGTGGGTTATCTTTAGTTGCGGCATACCAATTTGTATTTTCAGGACAATCTTCTATTACTGTAACTGTTGGCTTGTTATGTGAATCTGAATTATTCTTGTTAACTGAATTAATTAAATTATAATCAAGTTTCATTCGTAATGTGTATAATATGGAAATTCTGGTTGTATTATCTAATATTCATTTTCAGGATTAAACACTAAAGGTAAAAACGGCTAGTTTTTAGAATATCCTAAATTTGTGAGATCTTCTGATTCTATATTGTTGTTTGCATAATAAGGTATGAACCAACAATGTTTATCACCCTCTATACGATGAAGTATCATTGGAAACATTTCCTCGTGGATTAAACATTCTTTAATATGCTATTTAAAATAGTTAATAAATTCTTCCGATTCATAACTATCAAAATCAGGATGTTGGTATTCGGTATGTTCTGGAGTAAGTAATACTGGATCATTCACAAATAAACGTATACCTCCTACGTCTGGATCTTCAATTGCACTTACTATAATCTTTCCTATGTACTCGTCTCCAAAATCAAGATATATTGTATAAGAGTGTGCTTCCGAATTTAATTCAATGTGGTTAATGGGTATTATTAGTTGCAAACCAAAACCATCTTCAAAAAAAACAAATCCAAGCGGATAATCGTTTACATTATAAGATTTGTTACACTCTGAGAGAACACGTTCTATCGTATCGTTAATCCCGAACGTGAACTCTTTAGCATAAGGATATGCCACAAAACTTCTAACTTTAGTTGGAGTTGCAATAGGACGCCCTTCTAAATCTGAAAAATACTCGTCTAAAATAGTAGCCGCTTCTTCCTTTTTATTAGAACTAGTAATCGTATTAATTAAACTATAATCAAGTTTCATTGTATATTATTTTCTAATTTTTAGATGTCATATCTTCTAAATGCTTTTTCTTAGGAGTTAATAAAATTCCATCTTCCTAGGCATCAGATTCGACTATACAGTCTATAATCTTTAACATTGTATCAAGTTGGTACCTCGGAAACTCCTGATGAAGCTTCTTCAGTGTTGCTATTTTGTCTAACATTTTCATTCAATTTATTAGTTAACTCTTTTATCTAAGAATTTAAAGTATCTATTTGCTATAAAGCGTTATTATATTGATTTTGTAAGTAATCAATTTTCTCCTACGCCTAATTTAAAGAAAGCTCTAGTTGACTTTCAACATCAGCTAGAGCCATTCGCACTTTACGTAATTCTATTATCATAAATTCATTTTCGCTTGAAATCTTTCTTTATATTCTAATGGATCTGTTATTTTAGAATTATAAACATGTCCAGGTTTAATGCTGTCATAAGGGTGTATAACAGGCATTACAGAAAGCTTTTCATTAATCTGTTTCAATTGCTCCAATATTTCTTGCAGTATATTCATTTTCATCCATCATTGTTATACAAGTATTTAAATCTTCATTTGCTATTTTTCTTTGTACCAATTCTATCGTTTCATTAATCCGAGTTTGGAATAACTCTAGAATCATTAACATATCTTCCCAAGTTAAATCAGAAATATCTGATAAAACGTCATATTTCATACAAGTTATAAGCAGATCTTTCATCCTCTTATCGATATTTCATTAAGTGTATCAAGCCACGATAGGACTTCTTGTTCATCTTGTAATTCATTTTCTTCAATTATATCCCACACTTTGTTTGCAAGATATATAACAGTATCCATCAAGATTTTAGTCTACTTGTTCATAACCATCCATTTTCAGATTATTATAAATTGATGTTATACTCCACCCAGTTTGTCTATTTATATAATGGTGAAGTACAACTTTATCTTCATCATAATTAACCTCAGAAGCTTTTCCATTCATTTCTTTACATAAATCTTGTAAAGTTGCATTAGGCATTTCTTTTATTATCTTGAAATCTCCAGAAGTCTTCTTTGCTTTCTTCTGGAGATTCATACAGTAATTCATTTTACCATTTAATTCATAAATTCCAGGACAAGCTGGAATATCATTAACATTATTCATAAACATATAAAAATTAGTCCTCCTCCTAGGATTCGAACCTAGTCTGTCGGTTTTCGTACTACACTTGCTTTTATACAAGCCAACTAACGTGAGTTGTTGTAGTCTGGACTATTTCTTTATCCACATGGGATATTCCCTATATAGTCTCTACGCCATTTATCACAATCGTGAATTTAGTAAGCCGTCGCCAAAACTAAAGTCGCCTTTAGTGAGGTTTCCGTTTGTTAGGGGAATTATTCGATATACATTGCTGTATAAAGCTCCATTTTACCTTTAAGAGACCGTCTTGCTAACCAATTACAACAGAGGAGAGAATAAACCTCTTATTTAACCTTAAGAGGTTCTTTATTATCTATTACTCACCAATTGTCATTCTTAACAATTTCATAAGTGATCTTTCATCTAGTTCATTTAATACTTTCATTATTTCTTCAAGCTTCTTCATATCGGGACGCTGAGAAAGATAATCCTCCAACGTATGAATAGCTTCTTCAAGAAGTTCTCTATCTTCTAGAATAGCATCATTACTCATAGTTGAAATTTTTGCAAATACAGGATGTTCTTTATATAAATCAAGTATTTCATCATCTTCTACCAAGTCTAAAAGACCTGATGCGTACTCATACATTGCAACTGCAATATTATGATTGTACTTTTTCTGTAGTTCTATTATTTCATTTCTCATATAACAAATATAATACATTTTTTGCAATAAAACAACAAATATTGCAAATTTAACGTTTGTTAATAGTTCTTTTTAATAAACTCGTAGATTAATTAATGAGACCTAATACTTTAGCAAAATAGTTAGCATATCTTCGTCTTATAGGAGATCCTTGACCTCCACTTCTTTCATAATGTTTCTCCCAAGCATCAGTGATAGCATCTATGTTTCTAAGATTTCTAGTAGCTTTATTAAAACCAGCAAATCTCTTAAAAAATTCTCTTTGCCATGGTATTTTATTACTGTCTTGTAATTTTCCCATTAAACCGTCTACTAAAAATCTCATTTGATGCGCTTTACTATAGCCTCCGTAATTTTTAATAATCCAATTTTTAGCATCTGTTTGGTTTTGAGTCAATCCGTGATATTTACCATGATGGTTCGCATTAGGATCAAATGCACTTTCTAAAGCAATGTTTCCCAATACTCCAACGGCTACATAAGGATTTATACCTGCAGCAACTAATTCTCTATAATAAGGTTCTGCTTTTTTCCACATAGCTTCGTTTTCTACATCAACTCTAGATTTTCCACCTTTTGGTCCAACGTAAACTGTCTAATCTGGAAGTGTTAAAATTGGAACTCCTCCAAATTGGAATTTACGAGGGATTAATTTTCTGCCTTGTTTTGCATAAGAAATATCATTAAGCTTACGCTATGGTAAATTGTAAGCAACTTCATTTAACATCTATATAAGTTTTTTTCTACTAATACGCCCTAATCTATCACGAACCTGACGACTCCAAGTGTAACTATCTAAATTATCATCTTCTTTAAACACTTTATCTGGACTAATATTGTTATCTTTTCTAAACTAATTTAAAGCAGCATATAATTCACTAGGACTAGTATAATAAGTATCCCTATTATCTGAATTAGATTTTTCGTTATCGTCTAAATCTTCCATTATCTTTGCGATAGCTATTTCCTACGGACTAAGAGTCCCACTTCTTTTTAAAGCGTGTGTAAATTCATGAACATCTGTTGAATCATCTGTATACGGTAAATATACATAAGGGATTTGCGTTTCAAAATCTGGTTTTCTAATATAAACATGAGGAAAAGTATCAGTGGGATTAAGAGAATCTTCTGGAACCTTTTTTGTATAAAGTTCTGTATTTGCAAGTCGATTTAATTGAGATTCTATAGTTTCATCACTTCCTGCAGCTAATTTGTTTTGTTCAAACTATTCTTTTCTTTGAGGTAACCACCAATGTAACCAGGTATTTTTCCCAACTAACGTAGGTTTTTCATTTAAAGAAGGTTGTATTGTTGTTTGTTTTTCTAGTTGTGGTGTTACAGTATTTTCGTTTACCTATGAATTATTATTTTGATTTCTATGATACAATCTATTTTGTGCTTCTCCTTTTAATAAATTAATTGTGTTAATTAAATCATCTTCTGGAATAGACTCATAAAATTTTTGAAATCTTTCATTATATTCTGGAGAAGTTGCAATATTTAAATCTATATTGTTTTGTTCTGCAAACCGTTCGTATAAATGCTATCCTAACAATCTAGTAATTTCAGCATTTAATTCTTCTTCGTTATTTAAGTTACCTCCAGATTGAAACTTGCGGGAAATTAGTTTCCCGCCTTGTTTTTTGAGCGATTCATAATATTCAGCTCCTTTTGCAACTGCATTTTTATAAGCTGGCATTCTTTCTTTAGTTAAAGGTATGTAAGTAATAGTAGCATCTCTAAGTCCATCAGGTTCTTTTATAGTTTTAGCTCCAGGTACTTTTTTAGCTAATTGCTCTACAATAAAAGGAGTCATTATAGGTCTCCATGTAGAGTTAGATCCATCAAATTCATTTCCTAAAACATCATCTAAAAATCGATAAGTACTATCTGAGCAATTATTAAATAAAAAATTGTAATTAGAATCATGCATTTTTCTAGAAACTAAAAGATTTGGTCCGCGTACTTCAGAATGTGAACTGTAAGGATAAGATTCTCCAGCAAACGGATAAGTTATTACCTAAAGATGTGGTGTTCCATATTTAGTTATTGTAGGAAGATTTGCAATTTTTCCGTTTTCAAAATACTTATTAAATCGTTCATCAATTTGCTATTTTCTATAGTCCATATCTCTATTTATATACTGTAGTTCTATTGGATCATTTGAATGATATATAGATTCATTCCATTTCCAAGAATTGTATAACTCGTTAGGTACTGATCCGTTTCTATAAGGATCGTTATCATCTTGATTTATAAAATAATATCCTTTATACTTATCCGCGTAATCTCTTAAAGCTTCATTTGCTTCTTTTACAGTACGATATTTTATAGGCATGTTAGGTTCTTTATATTTTTTAATCATCACATAGAGTTTACAAATTTTTATTAAATTATTAATTTATTCATAAGGGCGTAATCGTCTTTTTGGCTCGTTTTTAGGTAGTGATGTTTTATATATAGCCCTATATAAACCTTGAGTGTCTTGACCATATTGGTTTTTCAATCTTGTATAATCTTCAGGATTAGTAGTTTCATAATTGCGAATATAATTATAAGCTTCCTCATTATTCCAATCTGTCCCAAATACATTATTTACATAATCAGATACCAAATCAGGATTAGTTTTATTCTATTCTCTTAAAACATCGATTAAGTTTTTATAGTCGTCAAATGTAACTCCATTATCTTCATTAAAAAATTCCGAATACAGAGGAGTATCATTTATACTTAATTCCCCAGGTTTCTATATATCAGATGACATTCTCTTTCTGAAAACATCCAGATTATTATTGTTTATAGAATACTTATTTTGTTGGTCCCTAAACTTAGCGTTAGTACCAGCTATCGATGAAGCTAATATCGATGTAGGTAAATAATCATTCTACTTCATTCTCCCTTTTATATAGTCGCCTTTTTTATCATCACCTTTTCCTAACCCTATATCTTTAGTAAAATAACGTGTTTGTTTATTTAAAGCCATTCGCATTGCAGTAATTGCATTTTGATTGTATCCAAATTCAGAATTATCTTTATCTGCTTCGTACATATTATAACGTGTATCTCCTCGTAAATCTTTAGGAGATGTGTATAAAGATGCGTATCTTTGTAGCTAATCCTACGCAAAATCATTTGTGATAGATGGCATTTGAGAATATTGCGTAACTGGTATTGGTTTCTAAACTTGTTCATTCTTCTGAGTGTTGTACACTTTTGCCCAATCTTCATCAGATTCGCCTTTCATTCGTGTTGTGTAACTTTTACCATTATAATCAAATATTTTTTTTCCTTCTTTTCTAGCATTTGCAAATGCTCTAGCAAAAGCGCTACTTCCTCTTCTAAATTTTGGTATTAATGTATTCATATTATATTGTATAAAGTGGATTATTATAATCGTATCTGGATTGCTTTTCAGATTTTTTTATCTTATTTTTCTATATCAGTTCTTTTTTTCTTGGTTTTGAAGAATATGTTTTAGAACTTTGATTATTTTTTTTCTTAAGAGTTTTAGTCTATTCGTTTTCTTGTCTGTTCACACCTGATTTTTCTAAACGCTGAGTTTTAATTTTATTTTTTATGGAATCGATTGTATTATTAAATATAGTAAATATATTTTTTTGAGATGTACTGGAACTATTTGATTTACGAGTTGCAATACTGCTTTTATTTGTCATACGAGTAGACTAATTAGTTGTTGATAATGTATACCAAGAATGCTTTGGTTCCTCCTTTTTTAAGTACTGTGTGTAATCAAACTTATATTTATCATAAGGATTATAATGTATAGCGTGATCAAGTTTTTCATAATGCTGTTTCTTTTCTTTAAACAGCTATTTAATATAATTTATTTTAGCAGATATATTCTTATCTACTCTTTCTCGTTGCTCTCTTATTTTTGTTTCTTCAGGAGATAAAATATATAATCCGTTTCCGGCAGATCCATTCAATCCCCTATATTGTATCCATGTATTTCTATCTATAAAACCACTATAAGTTCTTAATCCAGTACTATGTGATCCTAAATCAAAATAATATATTTCACACGGTTTGCCTCCATGTCGTTGTCTCATATCTTGTATTATAGCATCAATCTAATTTGCAGAACCTAAAGCTACCCTAGCCTCATCATCAATTTTTACAATACATCCACCTCCTGTAGTATGTCCGTACTAGTCGTCTCTTTTGTTTTTATCTCCAGAGTCACCAATTAATAAACCTCCACTAGTATTGCCATCACTATCAATTAAAACTGGATGTCCCTTAGACCAAACTATTTTGTTGTTTGCATCTCTCTAAAATCCCAAAACGTTTTTCCGTGTAGGCATATATGTAACTAAATCATTTGGTTGGAAGTTATCAAACTTAAGATTTCCGTATTTGTCTACTCCCATAAGTTTCCCACCGCCATACCAAGGTTTAGCTATTGAATAAGGTCTAAATGGTTCAAACGTAGTTATAATCATACCTGGTGTCTTCACAGGCTTCCAACTGATATCTTCAGGATTTCCTTTATATTCAACACCATCGTCTGTATACTATTTGATATTATTTCTTTTCGCATTATGTACTCCAAATCTAGTTTCCGACAAATTGACAGATCCCGGCAAAACATACTGATCTGGACGATGTTCTAACTAAATAGTATCAGTAGAAAACCATGTTGCAGGATATTTAGTTTGTGTTGTGTCCTATTGCTAAGGTATATATGCTGTAGATATAGGTTCTTTATCTGCGGTATGTTGCTAATAGGTTCGTACACCTTTATTCCAGACTAATTGGAAAATATCTGTAAATTTTCCATTCCTCCACCATTCTTTAACATCATCTGGAATCATATTTGAAATACCTTGATTTATTTCCCTAGGATTATATATTCCATAATTTGGATTAAATGTACCTCCATATATAGGGTCATAAATATTCTTATTTTTTATTAAATCATCCATGTTAAATTTACTTTCTTTTTAAGTTTTCATATTATTTATACTTTCTAGGTATTAATCTTCCGCCTTTTTGATTAGATGTAGGTTGATTTAATTGAGATAAACCATAAGTTATACCAGTAAATATAGCTCCTTTTTTTAAAGCGCCTTTCCAAGAATTAACGTATTTTTGTGCCTACTCTAATGTTCCATTTCTCATTAAACGTACATAATCGTTTAAATAATGACTATCCATCGATAGCATTAAATTTTGCATATCTTGTATAGACATATTATCTACAATTTGATCAAAATATTGCTTCTGTGTACGTGCAGCAGTTTCGAAATCAATTCCTTTTTCACGAGCAATTCTGGCATAAATTTTAGTAACCATTTCCCAATTCATAGCTCTAGCATCTCTAGGATTCTAAGAATCCTTATCAACAATCTAATCTATTAATTTTCTATCATAAATATGATCTGGCTAACTTAATTTTCCATATAAAGAATTGCTATCTTTTGATAATACTTGTGTACTTTTAGCACGTGTTATCATATTCTAAACAATTCTATCTGTAGGATGTACTACACCTTCGTGAATCTATGTATAAAAATATGGTTTATTTTTAATATGATTTATAACAATGTTAGATCCATTATAATCAGAGTAAAATCCTCCGATATGAGAAGTCTAATCTGAATTTATAACAGCTGCTGTTTTATCCTATTTAATTAAATCAAACATTCTTGGATAACCCTAAATAGTAATGTGACTTCCTCTACTAGGTCCAAACCAAACTAAAGAAGTTTCATTTGGATTTGTACCAGGTTTCCAATTGAAATTTTTCCAGCGTTCCTACATTAAATTTATGATAACTTTAGTTCTTTCATGCATCGGTAAATAACCTATTAACTAATACCTCGCATCAATTTGTTGTGGTTTTTCTAATAACTCTAATCCTGAATTAGAATATCTTTTATTCCAATTCTAAATGGCTGTACTTAAATCTATTGTAGGGTATTCTGTATTAGACGATGACATATAAATATTTGGATCACTCCAATTTCTAGGTATTCTTAAATCATATGGGAGTATGTGTTTAGCATTTTTTGCATTAAAGTCGGGTAAAGCAAAATAATCATAATTTTCGTGTTCTTCTCCTCTCCAAAATGAATTTCTATCACTTTTAAGTAAACCTTGATTCTGTCTTTCAGCTTCTCGTAATACTGCCTTATTCTAAGCCAATCTAACATCATGTAAGGAACTACCTATCCTATCTTCTTTAGGGATTAACCATGAAAAAGGAGGAGGTGTGCCTGGTTTTCCTCCTGTAACTACAACTTCGTTAGTTATATCTCTAACAGCAGGTGTTCTTACAATAAATGCGTTTAAATGATTAACTTTTCCATCAACAAGATTATCGCTACTAATTTTACTTCCACTTATAACATTTCCATTTTGTTTAGCATAGCTCCAATATGGATAGGATACCTAATTATCTACAACAAGACCTTTCCCAGATAAATTATATAAATATCCATCTTTAAAACTAGGTGCTAAAGTGGAAAAATCTGCTACTTCTATACCAGAATGGTATGGAGCCATAATTTCTCCATTCTAGTTAGCTATGTATAAATATCTATCAGGACCCCAACCTTCTCCAATTCCAGTTCTATCTAAAAATAACGTGCCTAATATATTATCTTCAGATCCTCCAGATTTGTGATGATTGGTTCTAAGTTGTGTATATGGTCTAGTATCGCCTCTAAATAATAACTAAGGTTCTCCCTATTCGTTTACTGCTGCAGTATTTCCACCTAATTCTTTTATATGTTTATATAATGCTTGAGCAATTTCTTCATCAGTTATATCTGTATTTCCTACTAATCCATAACGTTCTCTCGCCTCTGGTACATATTTTCTTAGCTATTCTCCATTAATTGAACCTTCTGGAATAGGTTCTCCGCCATATTCTTTAAACATTCTAACTGCATCTTCTCCTTGTAAATGTGAGTCAAGAGGTTTCCATAAATCTCTAAATAATGGTGCTCCGCCCCTATCAGCTTCCATAGTAGCTAAGGTAAGCGGTTGATCACTAAACTACATTCTAGCTACATCTTCTGACATCATATGTCTAGCAATAGCATTATATTGCGCATCGGTCATATCTGGGAACATCTATTTAAGATAGTCTGCTCCAATTTCACCGTGACCTTCTCCTGCGAACATTTTACCGAAGTCGTGTCCTAACGCTGCAAACATCTAATCCTACTTTGTATATCCAGCAGGAGTAGGCATTTGCCAAGCTCTTTGTGCAACTTCCTTTGTATGTAAGAATGTATTAGGATCTGTCTTATGCCATTCTGGATTTTCTAATCTCTAAGACATTCTCCAACCCCCTTGTCTATCAGCTTCTGCATTAGCAATTTGTAAAGCCTTTTGTACGTTTATAGTTCCATCAGGATTAACTACTTCATTAATAGAATGTTTTGGGCCAGTATATAAGAATCTAGTTTGTTCTGGTACAAAGTCAGCAGGCTTTAACTACTTTGATGGATTTGCTCGTACCTTCGCCCAAGGACTTATTGCTAATGTTTGAGGAGATTGTGCTTTTAATCCTGTAAGTTCGATCTATCCTTTTGGTTCTAAAGTTATACCATTTACTACAGATACAATAGGATAATTATAAGTTGGAACTATTTGTCTATTTATATATCTACTTACTTGTCCTGGTGTAGGATTCCAATAATTTACTCCAGTTGCTTTCTAAAACTATAAAGCTAACTATTGTTCAGGAGTAAGAAAAGTGTTTGTTGATCCTAATTTAAATCCAGTGCCACCTCCAACTAACATACCTGCTAATCCTCCTGCTGCTTGCCAACGAGGATCATCTGTAAATAATGAAACTGCTTTTGTTCCTAATTCATTTCCAGCATATCCTCCTAATATAGATGCCAATAGTGCAGGAAAGCCATACGATTGTAATACTGGACCAGAAAATCCCATAGATAATCCAACAGAAGTATTTAAAGCATTGGTTGTATTTTGTTGTTCAATTGCATCTCTTCCTTCCTAAGTCAAATAGTTAGGAGTATAATTAAATCCATTTCCTGTATTCCAAAAGAATCCACCATTGTTTATATTATCTAAAGTTTTAGCTCTTGTTATAGCATTAGCATCTACAATTACTCCATTATTTTGAGTTGCAGCTTTAGCATTACGTACATCTGGATCAAGATCTGTCGCAGATTTTATTGCTTTCTAATCGATTAAGTTCTCAACTAAAGGTGATAATTTCTTATTTGTTCTTTGTATTACTTTTCTTTTAGCTTTATCTGCATTTCTTTGTGCTAATTTTGTTTGAGCTGCTACTCTAACAGGTTTATTCTATTTCGGATCAGAAGCAACTCTTACTAAAGCTGCTTCCATTTCTTTATCAGCTTTTAATAAGAGTTGCTACTATATTGGAGCTGTCTATGTTATTTTACTTTGTTGTTTATATATTGGTTCTGGCATAATTATTATATTTTCTAGGAATTAGTTTTCCACCTTTTCGGTTAGATTGATTAAATTTAGATATACCATAACCTGCTGGAATAATAGTCCATACGTTTTTTAACAAGTTATCTACAGATTCATCTGTGAAGTATTTTCTTAATTGTTTAATATTCCAACCATCTTTAAGGCCTTGAGATTTTGCAATATTACTTGCTATACCTCTTGCAGAATACTCCTAATTATCTTCCATGTATTTTAAAAAGTCTTGAATTTCTTTAAAACCAATTTCTCCGTCAGAAGTTTTAAAAACGTCTTCTGGAGCAATCTATTTTGCTAGTTCAAAATTTCCATCTTTTACGGCTTGATAAAAAGGTCGTAATTGAGGACGTAGTGCTTCATTATGTTTATACATTTCTGTTAAAATACTTGACTATCGTTCTGGAATAGTTACATTACTTGCGCCTATATTTAAACTACTACCATGGCCTCCTAGTTCATGATATACTGTGTGTTTTATAGATTCTGGGTCAATTAATTGTGCACGATTATTTAATTTTTGATTTAGTCTAATTAATGCTTGACCTCCGATATTTTGAGCATCACCATAAGTGTAGTTTCCTAAGTTTCTAAATACTATAGGATGAGCGTGTTCCGCGTTTACGGCTCTAACAGCTGCTATCGCCCACGCCTATTCAGGAGTGGCTCCAGACTATATCAAATGATTATAATAATCATCAGAATCAAAATACTATACCACATCATCTCTAGCTTCTGTTGCCCACTTTCTTCTAAGACCTCTTGGGAAGGAAATATCAAATTCTCCCGTCTTAGGATTATAAGTATATTCTGGTTCACTGGATCCATTTTTAATTGTATTTTGCCTCTTTATAAAACTGTTTCTAGTAAACGTAGGAATTTCTCGCATTTCTGTTTTAACTCCATTTATAATATTACTTTTTGGTGGCAGTTTAACTGAAGGATAAACGTTATACCCTGCTAACAAACGTCTGATTTGAGTTAATCTATGTGGAGTTAATGCAGAACGTGGTATTTCATCACCATATCCTACAGTAGTAATATACTCTATTAGCTCTTCATCAGATAATAATTTTCTACTTAATATGAAATCTCTTCTAGCTTCATCAGAAGCGTTGTTTAAATTATGTTCTTGCAAAATAACATCTCTAATATCACCTTTAAGTTGATTTCTTTCTATTTCTTGAACTTCTGGAAACGCTTCTTTTAACATTTTTCGGTATTCTTTAGATGTTCCAGTTATAGTCTAATCTACAAGATGATCTACTTCGTGTCTTAACACTCTTCTATGATTTCTTCCTTGTAATCCTCCAGATATCTATATTCTACCGTATCGTCCAAATAATGGGCTATTGTCAAACACTCCATACGAATACTTATCTACATTATCTGCATACCCTCTTTTAGAATCCCACTATCTGTATTTAATATTTTTTAAGATTTGATTAACTTTATCTATATCTTTTTGAGTTCTGTATGTAGTTCCTGCTAAGTTTTCATTTATCTAATCTATTACAATTCCAGGAATTTTATATTCTTTATAACCTTTTGGTTTTGGCATATTAGTATTTAAGGCACGATTCATATAATAAGGTAGAATATACGGTGCAATTTCAGATTTTATAGTATATGTCAATAAAGAAGGATCAATTCCGAGCATATTTCTAACATAATCGTTTACTGCAGTTTTAGTTGCATCGGATACTATAGAACTTTTTACAGTATTTGTTGCAGCTTGTTGTAAACCTTCTGCTGTAAGGTCGATTGCTTTACTTGTAGGTCCGGATATTAAATACCCTGGATTGGTAAAATTCCATAATGTTTTTTGCCATTCTGGTAAACTTCTCCAATTTTCTCCACCACCAGCATTATATATAAGATGCCCAAAATTATCATAACCTCCAAGTTGAGAAGCACCATTAAGTAATTCTCCACCTAAAGTTCCGTACATTAAAGCTTGACCAGTTGGAGTTGCTAATGCAGATGTTAACCAAGGAGCTAACGTTGCTCCTCCAATACCTGCTGCTGTAATAGCTAATGGTGCAACAACAAATGTTCCAGCTCCAGGAGTTAATTGGTTAGCTCTAGCATCCGCAGCTTTAACATCTGCTTCATGTTTCTCTTTACTTTGTTCATACTACCATTGTGCTTGCTCTTTAAATGTTTTATCTACATCTGCATTTTTAGCTATAGGAGCAGCAAGCTCTCTAGCATATCTATCTTCAAACGATTCTCCAGTGAGATGCCCTCTAGATTTGCCGTTTCCAAGTCCTTCTATTGTAATCTCAGGCATTCCCAATTCAAATGTAGGATTGCCATATTGTACAGCATAATCAGCGGCAGCGTTAGGATTATTACCTACAGTTACTATGTTACCGTTTTCATCAGTCCAGACTTTATCCCCTGTTTGAACAGGAAGTCCTGTATTATAATCGTTGTATACAATATCTGTTTGTGGCATTGTTCTCCATTGATAGTTTCTTTTATAAGGCTATCTTTCAATTGGAGAAGATGCATTCTCATATTTTTTAATTCTCATATTATTTTAAGCTTAAAATTTTTACGTTTCCTATATTAATATATTATTATATAAATTTATATATAATATAGTATATAAACTACTGAATATAAAAGTATTGAAATATATAAAACTGAGATATATTCAAAGTCTAAAAAATACCCCCGTAGGTAAATATATAAAAATTAAAGTTCTGAAAATAGACCCCCGGGTGGTATACTTAAAGAAGGTGTTTTTAAAATAGAGTTAAATATAAAAATAGAGTATATTGTGAGGGAGGGGGGATACTATATCCGAAGACCCCTTCGGCGTCTTCGGAGGAAAACTAGTCCTATATATATGATATACTCAACCTAAGCGTAACAACGCGTAGCGTGCGGGAACGGCAAAGGTCGTTCGGTAACGTTGCGGTTCGGTTGCGTGACGCAATTTTTGCGAGCATTTTTGCGAGCATTTTTGTGACTATGGTTTAAAATCATAGTGGCAATTATGTTAGCAATTTTGCAAACGAAATTGTGTGTTTATTTATCTTTAATTTCATAGTAATATGGTAATTGAAGATAGCACTTTGGTTTCTCTTTACGGCAAAGATTTTGCCGATAAGGAAAAATCAAGTGAGGACTGCCAAAAGTCGGCTTCCAAAAAGTCGCCCCGGGTAAATGTTCCCGACGGTGCGGAAATTGTGTTTCCTGACACAATCCGCATTTTTACGGAAACAAGTAACAATGCGGCGACAAAGAAGGTGTTTTCTTTTGAAACATTCCCGTGCAAAATGAACGGGATTGACTTTAAGTTCCCTGTTGGGTGGCTCGAGAAAACGGGTTACTCAATCGTAGCCTTTGGTGCAACAGCCAAAGAGTGCGAAGAGGACTTTAAGGAAAACACTGACCTGGAGCCGATTGAGGGTCAAACTTCAGCCTGCCAAGGTAACATCGTAGATATGTGGCAAAATGCTGCAAATCAGGATGAAGCCAAATCGGCAATTGCAGGAAAAACCTGCATTGCTCATATTGTGGGCTGGATTATGACCAAGTGGGACGAATACCCCAAGCCGTTGTTGGAGTTCACCGAAAAGGTGACCACGCCAGCAAGGGGTCGTCGTGCTTCCAAGTAGTCCCGTTTTACCTTTTAGCGGTGCGTTTTAGAAACGACTAGAGAAACGACCGCGGTCACTCACTGACCAACTGGCAAGGTTGTTGCACCAATCCGCAGGTGCGCGAACAATATCAATATGCAGTGAAATAGGTTTGTCGTGGTGGTGTACCTACTAGTAAACACCACCACATTTTTTAAATTATTAAAAAATGGCTAAAGTGAATTACAAACACGAGTACGCTAATTTGCGTGAAGATGCGCTAAGTGCGCTGAGTTGCGAGTTTGATAGCGTAACTCTATGTGAAATCCCTAAACAAAAGAAAGTAAGACTTTTACCTGTTGAGGGCGAAATAGTAATCTTTTGTGGTTACCGATTGGTTGAGAGAAATAATTTCTCGTGGTCGGGTGGATTGTTTGCAAGTCAGTCAATCCCCAATTCATACATATTTATCTCAATGGGAAAATTGATACAACCACTAGATGAATGTCAGAAATACACGTGTTTAGTTTCCAATAAGAAAGTAGTTGTTTTCGAGTAGCCCGTGTTTTAATCCCTTCACACTATTTTGTCGGTGGATAGTGTGGAGGGATTTTTTATTTTGATTTATTAAACCTAAACGTACCCAAATTTATAAGTAGACCAAACTAGCCCTAAGTGTAAATAAACTAGCCCTAGGTGTATGACATACGTATTTTGTGGCAGGTTAACCTGGGACTGACCTGTCACTATGTATGTGATACACATTTGTATTACAACATACATTAGTGTCCCAGACCATAAAAAAATTATTATTATGGTAGAACAAGAGGTAAATGCGTTGGTTTCCTTGTATGGAAACGATTGGCAGGAGAAACAAAAGGACGCGTCCGCTATGTCGTCAACATCGTCTAAGCGGACTCCAGGTGGTGGTCTCAGAGATGGGGATCACCTCGTCTTTTTCGAGGAGTTTTCCATTATGGAGGACTCCTTCATGAACGGAAAGACTCCTCAACCGTATGAGTCTTTCCCCGTTTTCAAGAACGGAAATGCCGCCAAATTATCCGTTGGCGCATTAGCGAATGTCGGTTATAGCTGCTTCTTGGCGGACTCCGAAGAGGAGGTCGCGAAGGCTATTGCAGCTCGCGACGCAGGCGAGAATATTACTGACAACGGGGTTAGCGGTAACGTTGGCTCTGTAGTTGAGGACTGGCAGGCTGCTGGAACTCAGCAACAGGCCATTGAAGCCGTTGCAGGCGGCTCGGCAGTTGTAAAACTCGCAGGCTACTATGCCTGCAGTTGGGATGCAGAACCTCGTAAGAGGTGGTCTATCGATTGGGTAGAAGATGAGCCCAAGCCTGCACCCAAGCCTGCACCCAGAAACCGTCGTGGCAAATAATCTGAATGGTTACTTTGCTAGGTAAGTTTAAGAGGGGCTTCGTCTGGATGGACGGAGTCCCTTTTAAGATTGCTAAAGGTCGCGTGGATCCAGCTGATGAGGGCAGAACTCTCGCCCTCTTATGCCTACATTCAACTATTGGGTATTTAGTTATCAGGTATCTGGTAGTTGAATAACCATAACAACTAACCTACATTTTTCAAATTTTCGAGGGTTAGTTATGAATAAGAGAAAATTTTGTTTCCAAAGTCGGTACAGGGACTAAGGAGTAAAAACAGAAAGAAGTCCCAAGTGGATGAGCGCTCTGTACGCTGTACGATCAATTCAAGATGTAGCACTGAAGTGAGTAAGTGTGATGAATTTGTATCGGTAAAACTATGGCAACATAGTAGATGTGATCCTTGCAGCAAGGACGTGAGAAGGATAGAGAAGATCACTTATGCTCCAACTCTCTATCTACGTGATAATGGACATCGCTTCTACGAGAGCATCGTGTTAAGGAAGCTTTTGGTCTTGTGGCGCAATTGGTCAGCGCGTCTGTCTTATACACAGTAGGTTGTAGGTTCAAGTCCTACCAAGACCACTTTTTATCAACCTTTAAACTTCAAAATTATGCAGGAAATAACTCTAGTAACACCGACTTTTGGAGCAATCAATGTTGTACCAAAATTTCTTGATTACGATCCGAATACATTAATTATTGGGGATAAGGTAATGAACCTTGAACCGATATTACCGGATGATATCAATTTATCAGAATTAGATGACTTTCATATCATTATCTGGGATGGCATGCATGCAAAAATCGAAGTAGTGATCAATCCAAATACTTATGTAGGCGAATTTGATGTTATGCCAGGAAATTATCAACGCCAGTTTGTTAATCCAATTTAACTTTAACACCTTGCCCAGTGGTGTGAACTGGGCATTTTTTCTATTAACCTTTAACAACAACAGAAAATGATTATTTCAGAAAACTTAAATACTCACAAGATTATAATATCTTGTGAAGAAGATCTGCTGACTTTACATTACTTTGTAGAATTAGCAGATAAATATCTGTCCGCAATGAGTTTCCCAAATCCAACTTCTTTATACAAAGAAGAAGACATCGTAATGGGGGAAAAAGCTTATAAATTCATACCAAAAATCGTTTCAGTAAATGGACTCGCAGGATACGTTGTCCTTGAAGATGGTACAATTCGTTGTACTAACAAAGCATCTTCTTGGATAGCACAATTTGATGAATGCTTTGAATCAGAAATGTATTTCATCCCTTAAACAGCTTGCCGAGTGCTGTGAACTCGGCATTTATGTATTTTTTATTTAGTTAAAGGTTGGCCTCAACCTTGGCGGGAATCAAGATTCATTATATAGTGAATCTCCTTGCCTAAATTAAGTGGCATAACCTTGTCGGTTGAATTTTGGAATAAAACCGTCTTACTCGTCACCGTGATCCCTATTGACGTACGAGGACATTAAAAGCTAGGGTGACCCGATATAAGTATTAGAGTGTCGGAATTGTTAGTGGTAGACCTCACTAAAAGTGACTTAAACAACAATATCATTTGATATTGGAGGGAGAAAAGTATCTAGTTTCCTGGGTTTCTAAATGGAAAGGATACTCCCTTGTTTAAGTTGCCGTACGCGTTTGTCAGTAGCGCATTTTAAATAACTGTCATTTAAAAATTATGTGTGTAGTAAGTCGAAACCCAGGTAGTAGAAGGTACTAAGAAGATTCCTAATCCTATTAACTTGATAGGTAGTTATGCTGTGTATGATCGCTCAATAACATCGGCGGTCTACTTCGGAACTTTGAGTTTGTTGCAGCATCTCAGAGTTCAGCATAATTAGTCTGCGATCGCTGCAACGATCGTAAGACGAAGCGTTCCCCACTAGGTGGAGAGAAGTCTCTGCATCGCGACTAGTGGGATACTGCGATCCCGAGAGCAGTATAAAGAAGACGGATGTCCGAGTGATCCACGCGAGGACGTAATGTACGGTGGACAAAGGATGCAGCGCCAAGGGCATCTACAGTTCCGTGATTGGGCTAGTCGGAACATTTTTAAACATTCTTCACGAGTTGGAGAATGTCTCTAATGCAGCCATTCTTCGGAATGAGAGTCACAAGCCTCTATAAATTGCAGAGTGGAGAAAGAGAGATAAAACAGGACTAAGCTACGAAGGGTTCGACACCCACTAGTGAATATCGTTATGCAGATATCTATAGCACTGTCTGTATAAAATAGCTATTAGGATATCCCTGGATTCGGAGAAATCTCTCTCTTTTAAACAAATTTAATAGTGCTGAAAGACCGAGGCAAGTGTAAGATGGAATAGGGCTTACGAATGGTTCAAACAGAAGCAAGAGAACAGTCAGCACGGTTTAGGTAGAAGGTACCTGTATGTTCCTAACCCTGTTAGTATAAGTTGTATTAGCAGGTATAAGTTCTGAATATCTGACAGGACGGATTTGTGCAGAAATAGTCAAGAACGCACCATAAACATTACTTGACTAACCAACCTAAAGAAAATTAATTAGGTCGTAGTATTCTACGTTTGGTTGGTTTTGGGAGTTTATAAACCCATGTAAAACCTATTTTTTTATTTAATGGTGCTGAAAGAGTAAGACAAGAGAACAGTCAGCACGGTTTAAAAAAACTCAATAACTTCCCAAGTCGTTGAGGGCACCAGTTTCTTATCTAATTAAAACGTGATAGGTGGATTAAGTAGGCAACTACGGTTGTGCGAACCATTATCAGACAGTCTTTAGATAAGTTTTAGGTGTAAAACGCGTATATGAAACATTCATTAGTACTAGAGCCTTCCCTAATAAGGAAGAGCGTGTGAGAGATGAATGTGGATAAGTCGAGTAGCTTAAGTCTCACCTCGATCATCTTTTTTAGTTTTGCTTGTTTTCTACAAATAAGCTACCAGGAGGCCTCGTCAAAGGCAACAAACTGGAAAGACTGCATGCGAAGCAAGAAAGGTTGACTGCCTATTATTGAAGCCCCTAAATTGCAGCACGATACAGGGTTTGTAAGGTTACCGTATCATTTTTGTAAACTTTAAAAAGTCAATATATGAGAAAACTTTTATTCGTAAGCAGCATGAGCTGCTTAATGGCAAGCCAGATTGTATTCTGGTTTGTTGCTGTCCTAAATATGTTAGTAAGACAGCCTTACGATACACCGCTTTGCATAAGTGGTGTATTTGCGATTCTAACTGTTGTATTAGGATTAATAAGTCAAATAAATAATCCTAGTATAAAAAAATAATACCGAAGATAGAATTTTTCATGACAAAAAAGAAATGGCGTAAAAAAGAATTCAAGAGATTGGTATCTCTTGGATGGCCACGATATGTAGCTTCAAGAATAGTTAGAGGTAAAACTTTAGCTTCCCTAGGTTACAAAAACTTGGATGATCTTACATTAGATCGTCAAACGTACTACAATAGTGAATTTAACACTATTGTCTATATTTTTCAAGATGAAACTTGGAAACAAGTAGAGGCTACAAAACCTTTACATTATTATTACGATTAACTTTTAAATTAAACAATATGACACCGAACATTAAGAAAACTGAAGCAGGAGTATCTGTACAAATTGTGCTCCCGTTCCGTGAGGGGAATAGTGTTCCCAAGCTGAGAGAGGCACCAAAATATCAGTGCCTCAAAGACAATAAGGAAGCACTGATCAGAGCTGTTAAGGCACGCATGCAAGCATGTTACGATAGCCTTGTAGAAGGAATGGATAACATCGTTTATAATGATGGTATGTCTATTCACTACAAAGTTGATGGAAGTTATTCTTACTTTAATCTTCCAAGCTGGGAGGTTATGGAGAAGCTTCTCAAAGCACTTGAGGAAGATGCTTACTATAACTGGGACATTCCAATGTATGAGCAACTTCTCAAATCAGTTGTTCTGCATTTTGATGCTACTTACAAGAACTATGATAAGATGGTTTGTTATTTAATTAACCATCTTGCGGTTCAAGGTTGAAATCCCTGGCTCGTTAAGAGCCAAAATCTCTGACAAGTCTAGACCTTCACGTGGGTCAGAGGTCGCATTAGCGCATACTAGACATTGCTCTTTTATCTTTTCTATGCTGCGAAGAATAGTAACAGCCGCTTAAGTAAAAGGTTGAATTGCCAGATATAAATAACTGGAACCCATAAATAGAGAGATTCGTTCAACTTCAGAATTGAATGTTATGCCTATAGCGAATTAGAATTTTTCATTTTGAAATAATTTTAGATTAATCATTGAAAGAATCTCTCTATTTTTCTTACCTTAAATAAATCCTGGGTAAGCAGGTAAATACTATGCGTAAGTATAGCCGTATTAACAAAAATCGCAAGTCGGGTATTAACCGCTCCAACCTCCGTATGAAAAAGGAACGCAAAGTTCGTGCTTTTTCATTTGCGGGTGTCAAATTAGACATCCGACTGAACAACCGTGGTGGCATCGTAGATGTTCAGCCACGTGTTGGCGATCTTTTCAATAAGATCGCAGGTCGTCAATGGGGGTTGTCAGATGTTAAGAACATCCTTCGTGATGAGTGTATCGAATTTGCTAACTCAAATAAAGAGTAACAACTATGGCACGAGTTGATTACAGCAAGTTTGATTACAAACAGGCCTGTGCTAAATTCAATATGGTGCGTATGCACTATATTGGAAAGGCAGTACAGAAGGCAGAAATCAAACAAGCCATTCTTACTTCAGGTTTAGGATGGCATTCTATCCTATTAACGATCTTAATTAATCACAAATGTGTGATTAAAGAAGGTCGTGGTCGTGCTTGTAAGTTGTTCTTCACAAAAGAACCACTCCACTTTACACAGCTCTACGATGCTCACAAAGAGTATCTGAGAGTTAGAAGAGAAATGAAGAAAGAAGCTAAACCTGTTCAAAAGGAAACTAAGAAGATTTCCTATTGGACATCAACCACGACTTGGTGATGAACAAGGACCTTTTAAAGGTAATTGGAGGGCTTGCTTTTATAGTAAGCCTTCCAGTTACTATCATTCTAATTGCAGCTCCTAATAAAATTTGGGAGGCGATTATTCCATCTCTAATAATACTAGCGAGTTCTTTTTACGTTTTCTTAATAAAAAAAGATTAATTATGAATTATTATATTATGATTTTGTCATCAGACGATAAGTATGATGAAATGGCAGATGAGATACTGAAACTGTTTGGTACATTGCACATTTTTTTGCGCAATGATATCAAGACAATCGAGATCAAGAATCACGAACTAGATCAGTCTATCTATGAAAAGCTGACTGAGATCACAAGGGATCTTGACGCAACAGCGTTCATGTTTAAAGCTGATCCTAACCAGCTTGAAGAAATGTGTACTTCAGAAGTTGAAACAATTCCGACTCTCAGTTGGTGATGGAAACGTTCATCTTCTGGCTTTGTGAACAGCCGTCTTGGAGTATTCCTCTGATTCTTATCGGAGGAATGCTTCTTTCTGCTTGTATTATTACAAGTATCGCTGACTTAATAGAATTTTATAGATTTAAAAACTTTAAGAAATGAAGTACCATATCAAATTCAATGGTGGTAATGATGAAATGCTCATCATTAGTGATGAAGCATTTTACGGTTTCATCCGTGTAGCCGTTCAGCACAATCGTGATGTTACAGATTTCCACGTAAAAGCGTATCGTAATGAAATTCCATTGTATAAGACTGAATACAACGGACAAGTTCACTACTACACGTTTGAAGACTTTATGAAGTTCTTCGCGTATGAAGGAGGACAGTATCCTGACTTAAAAATGAAAATTGTATGAACTGTAAAGTTTGCGGATCAGAAATAGACCACGAAACATACAGTTGTGGTCCACAAATGATAGAACGTCAACTCTGCTTCACTTGTAATTTCTGGCGAGATCAGCTTGAAGCTGATAAGTTGCGTGGTGATTACAAGTGGGCAGTGATTGACGGTGGTCATTATGTCATTGCTTCCGAAAACGAAAAAACCAGATTCAGAGGTTTTGATGGACAAAAATTTATCATTATCTTTGAAGATGGAACTATTGTTAGAACTACTAATCTTTGGTTTCAGGGACATATCCCTGAAGAATGGAAATCTCAATTTCCTGACAATGCTGTTTTTGCTGACAATCGAAAATGGCAAAAGATTGGAGATTGTGAGTATCTTGCTCCGTCTATCTCGACGACATAGAGAGGCTTTCGTAGGGCTGAAGTTACCATCCGTACAATGGTTAAACCTTACCTAGAAGCACAATAGGTATTGTGTGATGAGAGGGCACCTTCTTATCTGAAAGAAAATGGTGACGAGGCAGCTGACAATTTGCAATACGCAGCTGTGACATAGATCTGTTATAAGCCTCCAATCGTGAGCAGATTGTGCTACTTAACAATCTATAATGAGTGTAACTTGCAAAACTCTGTAAAAACTTCCGCAAGTAGGTTGCCGACATCCCTAAGAGATAATTGTCGGTACAATGAGATTTGGTGTAATGGCAGCACACAACATTTTGGATGTTGTAGTATAGGTTCGAATCCTGTAATCTCAACTCGTTTGTCATGATGTTTAAAGGTTAACGGCAGCTGTGCCTGCTGAACTCTGGGAAGATAGTAAGCTAAAACAGCACTCCGAGAATGTAGTGTAATCCGGTAACACGCCACATTTGGGATGTGGAAATGCCGTTCAAATCGGACATTCTCGACTTTATAGTCGATAAAACAGATTTGTTTGTGTGTCAGACCCATGTCTGATTGTTTTTGGGTTTTAATTACCGAAAGTATGTGAATATAAGTAGGTAATTTTTATTTGTTTAATCATTAAAACTCTATAATATGAATATGCAATTTATTCAAGAACGCATTAAAGAAATGACTGTTCCAGATCTTAAACTGGACATCACCTACGCAATCATTTATCCAACAATCGATAAGATCAAATTCTGTAATCGTTCTGAAATGATTGCAGAACTAGGCATTCTTAAAGATTGTGATATTGATCATATGGAAATTATTCTGGTAAATAAGCATATGTCAATAGAATCGGCATTACATATTGCCAGACACTTTGATTTGGAGTATGAAGTAATGTATGACATTACTGCTAATGATATGACTCCTTATCAAGCACTTCAAGAGTGGGATATTATTTAATCCCACTCTTTTTTTAAATGAGAGATAATTTTATTTTGTAATTTACATTTAAACTTATAACTTTGTAGATATGGTTAGTAAAAAATATTTCGCAGAGAAAGGTCTTACTAGTACATCAGCCAACTATTTAGCAAATGTAGGGCAAGAAGCCCTCACTGGGTACAAAACCACTTTAGACAATCTGAGATGGTACAACGAGACTATGATTCTTCTTTCATCTGGAAAGGAAGTTCCTATGGTAAATAGCAACACGCCAATTCTAGAAGAGATTAATGTCATTATCAATGAGATGAGCAAGATTAATGCCTTCTGCGCTTGGATACGTGAAGCCATTAAAGCTAAGGAAGTTCTTGAAGGAGAATTTCCTGATTTCGATGAGTGGAAATCAGATAAAGAAACAGTATCTTCACCTGCTCGTCCTCAACGTTTCACTGAAGCTGATGTTGTAGCCGAGTTTGATGTTAAGAAGCTCAATGAATATCTCACTCTTGAAGCTTATGCAGCAACTCTCGGTAAATTGATTCATCAAGGTGGTTCAATTAGCACTGCACGCAAGCAATTGCATAACGTGCTAGAGACTCCCAACTCTGTTGAGAAGATGGATAGCGATGTCGTGATCACACGCTATACTCCGATTCTTAAAGCAGAGGAAGTTGATGATTGGTACATGCAACTTCAAAATAAATACCGTGAGGTAGAAAGACAACTTAATCAGATTAAATATCAGATTAAGGAAGAAGTTGCAGCCCGTAATCGCGTTGCTCAAACTCAATACAACGCCGAACTCAGAAAGTATAACGCAGAACAAGAGCAATTGTTTGCTGAATATCATACTGAGTCAGAGGCGTATCGTAATGAGATCTCTAAGTTGAAGATTATTGTTCCTCGAGAACTTGAGGAAACATTTAACTACTTACAATCTTTAGGTAAGTAAACTGTAGGGATTTATAAACACTTACCTAAAGTAAATAGGTTCAAAGACTTGATTCTCATTGGAATCTAACTTTGATTTACAAGGATAAGAAAGAAGCGTCAATTAAATAAATTATGAACATTCAAAGTTTAATTAACTTTGTTCCTTCATTGGGAAGGACTGGCGTTTCTATCGAAATTAAAGAACTCTCTGTCTTCGTCTTCGTTGATAGAAACGGTCTTTGTCTAGGACTTAGACTTTGTTGTAGTTGTTTCTTTCTTATCTTTGACTATTTTTAAGCTTCTATGGTGAAACGGTTATCACGCTTGACTGTTAATCAAGTATTCTTGGTTCAAATCCAGGTGGAAGCGCAAAATTTATTTGCTGGTTTTATCACCAATACAAATCAGCCACGGAAGCATTCCTGAGAGATCCCTGATGTAATTCAAATCTGAGTAAGGTCCGATGGTTTGGAACTATTCCGGATAATGTTCCATTCAGGAGAGATAACTGTTGAGATCACAACATGAATCAATGAGCAGTACACTCCATATCAAATTGCTCATATATGGCCCTGTAGTTTAGAAGCAGAACGCAAGATTTTCATTCTTGAGAACACGGAGCGTTACCGTGCTGGGCTACTTTAATACAAAACTTCACCAACTATTCAGCGATTTGGAAGTTTATGCAAGTTGAGGTTTTTGTATTTAATATATGCGGGGTGGAGCAGTGGTCAGCTCGTCTGTCTCATAAGCAGAAGGTCGTCAGTTCGAATCTGACCCCACGCAACTTTTAAACATGGGATTCTACACGAATTATTCTTTTAAGTAGATGCATATGCTTACTAGAGTATTGGGTGGTTTTAGATTTTGAAACTGCAGATATTCAAAATCTATTAGGAGGTTCGAGTCCTCTGTTTCCCTCAAATTGGAATTTATTTAATAGAAATGTAATTCTTGGTAGTGTAAGTAGGGTTCGATTCCTGTAAATAGTAACTTACTATATTTTTATTAAATATCTAGCTAGAATTCCAATTCTAGATCTCGTAGCTCAGCTGGTTTTTAGAGCACCACACTTTGATTTAAGAGTGCTATGGCGAGAAATCCCATAGTAGAATCACCCAAATTCGGTGAAAATCCTTTTCTGAATAAATGGCACATGATGCAAACTGGTTATACCTTAAGGAGTGCCAGCACTAACCAATAATGTGTAAGGACAATACCGAGCGAAAATAAGTTTAAATTTGTATGAATACATGTACGTAATACAAATGACCATTGCAACAGATAAGCACTAACAACAATGGGGGTAGTGCAACTTATAATCGTGTAGAGACTGAACGGGTGATACCTAAGTTGAAATTGATATCCATATTAAGCATTGATAGTGATGCTGCCTCGAAAGGGTGAAACAAAGTGCAAATCTTTGAATATGAATCTTGCAAGAATTTCAATATGGTAAAGAGACAGTGAGGTTTAACCTCCACTAACTAATGTTAGACTATAACAAATGCGATAGTATAGAGCTGTCACGGCTGTTCGGCTGATACAAACCGAATAATAAATGTGTAAAAGTTGATTTGTTTCAAACTATCGGTGATATCTTATTTGATTATAGTAATATTAGTTAGTGCCAGACCACAACAAATGACCCTACCCAATGGGTGAATGTCAGGGTGGGAAGGAACATTCTCAATCATTTGGCTATGGTAACATAGAGTGGTAGGTTAATGTGGGAGTCCTGGGTTCGAATCCCAGCGGGATCACTAAGCAGATTATCTGTATCGGGCACCGACCCTAAGGTACATACGGATACAGATGGTGAGTAATAGAGTTCGAGGATTGTTAGTGAAATAGACTTTGAAGCTGCAATACGTGCTGAACCATGAGCGGTCGGAACGTCTCTATTAAATCTGTTTTTCGCGGTTGTGCTGTAACTGGTAGCCAGGTCTGGTTTAGGCCCAGATGTCGAAAGGCGTGGGGGTTCGAGTCCCTTCAACCGCACATTTAATAACAATTAATTTATTTAATTATGCACAAAGTAGTTTATAATGCTTGTTATGGAGGATTTGGTTTAAGTGCAAAAGCAATAGCTTACATTCTCCGACAGAATAAACCAGATGTTAAGCTATTCTTTTATAAGCAAGATTTTGAAAACTGGGATTGGCACTATACAAAATGTAATGAAGCTGAAGCTACTCACGTTTTTCTAAAAGACTTTGGAGACGAGTTTTATTATGCGCAAGTGAATCAAGTACAATTCAACGACAATGTTGTTTATGATTCACAAGTCTATAAAAATCGTCACGATCCTCGCTTAATTAAGGCAGTTGAAGAACTCGGAGAAGAAGTTAATAGTGATTATTCAGAACTTCGTATTGCTGAAATTGAATCTGATGTTTACATTATCCGAGAATATGACGGTTTGGAAAAAGTAGTAACTCCAGAGGATATAAATTGGATTAAAATTGAATAACTATAAATTACTTCATAATCTAAAGTAGACCTAAGCATGTCTTAAAACTGCTTAAATTACTATGTTAGTATATGCACATTCTATAAACGATGTTAATAACATCTTAAAGAAAGATAGTAATCCGTTAAGAAAATGGATTAACGAAATATTTTTGGATAAGTCTAGTAAAAATTTAAGAAGAAAGAATCAAGATATGATTTTAACTAAAGTTTTTACAAAGACTATTCATAATAATACTTATTATGCTACTGTATATGGTTGTAAGAAAGGATTACTAATAAACATATTTCTACTTGTATCTTTAGGTAATAAACAAAAAATTTATTTAATAAGCAGTACTGGAAGTTATGTTTTATTTACTTTTGAACAACATTTTATTAACCGATTTTTAGAAAGAACTCGAAATACTCATTATAATCTGTTAATTGCTTTAACAAGAGAATTTAACGGGTTTCCTATATTTGCTCACTCTTTAATTTTTTTAAAAGATGGAAGATGGATGTATAAATCTAGAAACGGTTATGCTATTATGGATAAAAATATTTTTATAACTTTTATTACAGATTTGAGTAATAAACAACAAGAATTATATGATAGTTGTGCACAAAAAGATTTAAGTAGATTCTAAACTGCTTAAATTTTATTGAAGTATGGGCCGATGGTGAAATTTGGTAGACACGTTGGATTTAAGCTCCAATTCCTAGTTTGGAGTGAGGGTTCGAGTCCCTCTCGGCCTACTATTTCTAATAAAAATATAACACTGAGGCGGACTTTAAACGCAAAACTCCACTAAATTGGTGGGTAGGAATGTGCGAAGTATTAGAGTTGGGAAGGGTCGCTCCCTTGGTAAGTGTTGTATTTTTTAAAATAATCCTTTTCGGCGTTTACGGTGTAACAGAGCGCTGCGCTTGGTCTATGAGTACCTTGAAAACCGTTAACTGTCGTGTTAGGTAGAGGAAGCCTAACATTTAAATTGAGGTGGCAATAAAGAGCTGTTTAGCACTAAAGTAAATTTTCATTCATGCTCAGTATCCACCTATACTGAGCTTTTTAAAATTAAGGATTATGACATCTGAAGAACTATTTGAGAAAGTGTCAGAACTTACGGATAAGACTTTCAAATATAAACCTATCAGTGAAAAAGAAGCTATTGGTAAAACAATAGAGAAAATCTATACACTTTATAATGGTTGGAATGATAATTATAAAGTAATCACTTTTACTGATAAAACCGCTTTATATTATGAATGTGATAAGGATCCAGAAATACATCCTAATTTAGTAAAATCATATGGTGACATAGAAAGTGGTGTTAATGTTTATCTAACTAGTTTTGGAAGTTCACTTTATGATGAAGGTCTTTTAAATGATACTACTGAACTTTTAAAAGCTGAGGAACAATATAGATTAGCATTTCTTGAAGAAAATAGACAAGAACAAATTAGAAAACTTAAAGAAATATTAAAACAACTAGAAAATAACTCCTAATTACAAATATTATGAATAATATAATTATTTGGCCAACAGAACAAAATGAATTTTTTAAGAATACTGTAATTGGCAAAACTGTAATCGATATTAAAACGGATAATTATGAATATATTTCGTTTTTATTTAACGATGGGTCTGCAATGCGAATGTATCATTCGCAAAATTGTTGTGAATCAGTAATTATTGATGATATTTGTGGAGATCTAGAAGATTTGATTGGAACTCCAATTCTTACTGCAGAATTGCGCACAAATTTTAACGATAATCCAAAAGATGAATACGATAATTCGTTTACTTGGTCATTCTATATATTTAGAACTGTAAAAGGAACTGTGGATATTCGCTGGTATGGTACAAGTAATGGATATTATTCAGAAGATGTTCATATAGAATATCATCCATCTGATATAATTTACGATAATTGGCAAAAAGACTTTTTCAATAAATATTAAATACTATGGAATATAAACTTTATTTAGTAGAAATTGTAGACTGTCTTGGTCAATGGATACCTAAATACATAGCATTTAGTTTAGCTACGGCTAGGTGTGGAATAAGAAAACTTAATGAAAAGTATGGAGGTAGTACAATGTGTTCTATTTATATATATGAATTTGAAGTAGATCCGTTGTTAGAAATTGAACATTGGAGTTACCGGATGAACATTCCTTACTATAAAAAGAAACTTATAGAGGTATACAGTCAACGTAATGGTAAATATGAGTTAAATACAGGATTTGAAATTAAAAAACTTAAAAAACAATTAGAACAATTAGAAAATGAGTCCTAATTATGTACAAGTAACTTATGATGGAGATGTAAACTTAGAAATATATGTTCATCAAAATACACCATTTGGAGAACTTAATCAAAAATCTTCTTTTGCTCTTTCTCCAGATAATGTTGAAAAATTAGCACAATGTTTAAACAAAATTATTAAGGGAGAATCTTTTAGTATGTTAATGGATTATAATCTTTAAATTATGGAATCACTACTTAAATACCCTGCAGTTAAAGACATTGAAGGTAAGGTCTTAGATAAAATCATTTTTCGTGAAATGCGTTTTACTCCGTTAACAATTCTTCTATTTAAGGATAATACAGCTTGTTATATTATTGGATCAACTATTGCCAGTGATCCAGTGATTGTAAATCCTGTATATTACAATGACGGAACTGTAAGTATTCTTTATACAGATTTAGGTTTAGAATTAAGTAACTTAGATTTACTAAATAAAGAAATTGTAGAAAGTACTAAAATATGTCTTTTAAAACAAGCTCTTACAGAGAAAGCATCAGTAATTGCTGAAATAGAGGAACTTGAAAAGAAAATAAATAAGCTAAAGAGTAGTTACAACATTGTTTAATTACTTTACAGGTTGCCCCAGTAGCTCAGGAGATAGAGCAATTGCCTTCTAAGCAATCGGTCGTGCGTGCAAGTCGTACCTGGGGTACGAAGTTAATATGAATTGACCTTGTAGGTCTTATTTACTTTACTAATGATTAATTGTTAATCATTTTTATTTAAGATGTAAATATTAATTTAAAAATAATGTACTATGAAAAACCTTAAATATCAAACTTACAAATTAAAATACAAAGATTTTCCTTTAGGATATGATTTCATTAAAAATGTAGATGCATAGCCACAAGACTTACCTTATAATCAAAGATATTTTACTACTGTTGCATTAGAAGACGGTACTATATCATTTCATATGGTAGAACAAACTAATACTGATTTGCTTAAATCAATGAGTTATTCGTTAGATAATGGCAAAATTTGGAATACTGTATAGAATATTGATAGCGAAGGGGTTGATATAAATGTAAATGTTAGTACAGGAGATAAAATATTATGGAAAGGCGATGGAATCTCATTATGTATGGATATAAGGGATTCTGAATTAGGACTAGATTTATATGGATCGTTTTTTAGCTCAGAGAGTTAGTTTAATGTAGAAGGTAATGTAATGTCGTTATTATATGGTGATAATTTTAGTAATAAAACAACATTAAATGTAGGTTTTGAGTTTGCTGATTTATTTTTTGACGGTTGGTATAAAGGGAGAAAAACAAACTTGGTTAGTGCAGAAAATTTAATTTTACCAGCAACAACGCTTAGTATAGGTTGTTATGCAGGTATGTTTAACGGTTGTACAAATCTAATTTTAGCTCCAGAATTACCTGCCACTACACTGGCTCAGAGTTGTTACAGCAGCATGTTTGATGGTTGTAGCAGTTTAACTACAGCACCTGAATTGCCTGCTACTACGTTGGATGGAGGTTGTTATGCAGGTATGTTCACTCGTTGTACCAGTTTAACTACAGCACCAGAATTACCAGCAACTACACTTGCATATGGTTGTTACCAAGCTATGTTCTAGGATTGTACCAGTTTAACTACAGCACCAGAATTATATGCTAGTACGCTTACTAATGGTTGTTATGATAGGATGTTCAACGGTTGTACTAAACTAAATTATATTAAAGCAATGTTTATAACCACACCTTCAACTGATTATACAAAAAATTGGGTTAAAGGTATTGCTTCAACAGGCACATTCATTAAGAATAGCGCAGCTACATGGAATGTAACTGGTAATAACGGTGTTCCGACAGGTTGGACTGTAGAAACTGCTGATACGACAAATTAAATTTTTTGAATGCGTATGTAGAAAGTAACAAAATACTTCTACATGCGCTTTTTTTCATAAAAAAATTAACTTATTATAATGAAAAAAATAGAAATCGAAATTCCCGAAGGAAAAGAAGTACAATGGGTAGGTGATACTCTTAAATTAGTAGATATTGAGAAACCTATTACTGAACGTATCAAAACGTTTGAGGATGCTTTTAATTTATGTTATAATCCTACTTTAATGCAAGAATATGTTAATAACAAAAACGCTAGTGCCGATTTAGTTGCTTATCTAAAACTCCGTATTATTGTTGCCGCTCTTAATGAAGGTTGGGAACCTAAATTTGAAAAAGGTGTGTATCGTTATTTTCCTTGGTTCTATTTCTGTACTAAAGAAGAGTATAGCAAGTTAAACGATAAAGAGCATTGTGTTTTTCACTCTAGTAGTAACGTATACTTGCACTACGGCTTTGTGTACTGCAATGCAAATAACCATAGTTCAGGTTCATATCCTGTTGGTGGTTCGCGACTCGTATTTAAAACTAAAGAACTTGCTGAATACGCAGGTAAGCAATTTATTGATATATATGCAGATTTTTATTTATGAAAAAAGAAACTGTTTATTTAGTTATTTGTAAATACAACAAATCGACATTTGTAGAAAATGTTTACAAAACTCGCAATTCTGCAGTTAAATATATAGCGAATAAAAAGAAAGAACTTACTAAATATTGGGAAGAACTTCATAGTGTAATCGATATTATAGAATGGGATGGATATTTAAAAATCTGTTCTAAAACTAGTTCTGATTGTGAAAAATTTCAAATTATAGAACTTCCATTATACTTATAAAAAAATTATGCAAGATATTAAAGAACTGAACATTCCAAACGTATGCTTCTCATTAACTAATGATCTTGATAAAGATGATAAACGACAAGAAACATTTAAACAACAACGTCTTGAACGTGGGTTTGATGATACCGAAACTTGGAATCTAGATTATACAATTGCTTCGTTTATTCTTCCGAGATTAAAACGATTTAAGCAAGTTGCTAATTGTTATCCAGGAAATATGACTCTTGAAGAATGGGAAGATATTCTTGATAAAATGATTGATGCTTTTGAAATTAAAGCTAAAGAAGACAGTGTATCTTGGACTTTGGAAGAAGAGAAAACTAAATGTCAAAAAATTCAAGAAGGTCTTGATTTATTTGCAAAGTATTACTTCCATCTTTGGTGGTAATACGTTTAGGAAGTATGGGTGAGTGGTTTAAACCAGCAGTCTTGAAAATTGCCGTACAGAGATGTACCCCAGGTTCGAATCCTGGTGCTTCCGCTATTTAAATAATAATAACTATGCCAAAATTAAACATTACTGAAGTAGAGAACGATCTAGAAGTTAAGTTAATTACTGATCCTAATGAATGGGAACATAGATGTGGTAGTTGTGACAACTTCTGTGATCCTTATGGAGGATATTCTGAATGGGCAGTATGTAAATGTCCATTTGAAGGTAAAGTACTTGCAGATACCGATTATAGAAAGTTTAATTGTAAGAAATATTGGTCATGAACATTGGAGATTATATTAGATTTAAAGACAGTAATCATATCTATAGAGTTAAACGAGACGGTATAGTAGTAAGACCTGTTATTGGTATAAAACGCACTGCTATTCTTGATACAGACAAATTTGAACTCGTAGATGAACCACCTTATGTAATTGTTTATGAAACGTGTGGTAAATTATTTATAAGTAAAAACGATGCTCTTCGTTATAGTGATAATCCTATAGAACGTAAAGTATATGGATAAGGTTTATATTGTAATTTTAGAATCTAATGAAGGAACTTCTTATGATTGGTATATAATGGGCTGTTATAAGAGTTACAACGATGCTAAATTCTGTCTAAACGAATGTGCAGAAATGTGTCTTGAAGCAAACGCAAACGATAATAGTATCATAAACACAGGTAATGAAATTCTAATAAATTTTAACGATAAGAATCATTCTCAAAAGCTTTATATAGAAGAAAGGATTTGTTATGGCGGCTATTGAAAAAATATATTTAAATAAAGACGACTATTTTGCGTTCAAAGAATGGTGCAAAAACCAACCGCCACTTCATGACAAGTACGGAAAGGATGCACGTATCACCGACTATTTGTGGAACATAGATAACGAATCCTGGAAAGATGACAACGAGTCTCGTCCTGTAATGATGGCTCCATATTATGTTGATGCATACATCATCCGCAACTGCCCAATTAAAGGCGTTCAAGAGGAACTGCAACTCCACTATGGATATTGGTCACAGGAACGAATCCGTGAGTATTATGAAAACGTAAAGAATTATAACCCCGATAAAGACGGATCCCCATACTGGGCCAAACTTGCGGATTTCATCTTTAATGATGACGGCACGATGTCTATTAAAGGACTTGAAAAATCATCATATGAGGAAATCCTTGATGGTGAATTATATACTTTACCATACCGCAGTAATGTAGAGTATGGAACTCATTTTAAATTGGTTAAATCACCAAATGGAAAGAAAACAATTCCATTTGAACGTCCATTAGAGGGAAGTTGGTGGGTGAATGTTGAAAACGCAGATAATAAATATGATTTTATGTGGTATAACAAAGATACTGACACATGGGATTTCGGAGACGAATATGTCATTTCAAAATGGAAATCAGATACTGCATATGTAAAAACAATAACTGCACTAAAAAGAAAAATTAGAAAGTGGAAACTTCCCATCGGCACTAAAGTTCGTGTGTCAGGAAGATATGTTGATGAGAAATACGAATTCGTTATTACAAAATAATGTCAAAAACATATAATAAAAATGTAAGAGTAGGTATTGCTGGAGGTTCTAATACTGAATATTACCGAAGCAGGAATCGCCAATCTAGAAGGAAGAACAAGAAACATTTAAAATACATTAGTTCTCAATATGTTGATGATGAAATTCAAGAAAATCTTGAATTTGAGAAGTTACCTAAAGATCATTGGGAAGAACCTACTGACGGAACAGTTACATATACAAAGAAACAATTAAATTTATTACTTGAAATTGAAGATAATAATGATTTCAAGAAATGGTGGAAAAAGCTATTAAGAAGATTTAAGAAATAATAAATATGAAAAACGTTTTAACAATATTTGTTATAGGTTTAGTATTCTGTTTAGTACTATTAGCAGTAGGATTATCTAAGAGTTATTCACAAGAAGATGAACTTCTTAAAGAAGATAATAAATATAAAGAAGAAATTATTTATCAACAACAAAGTTATATAAATGCTTGTGAAGAGCTTCTTGACTCTATTGATAATAGTCCAACATTTGCCGATACTTATGGTGAATTGGACTGTTATGACAGTATACAAATAGCTAAAGAAAAAATTGATTCTTTATATAAATATAATGTTTTACACTAAAGAAGAATTTAAACGATTGTTCGTGAGATACGATATAAAGTGTTAAAAGCTGCTGAAGTAAATGATGCAGAAGAATATAATCCAAATAAAGAAACGGATATGATAACAGGAAGACGTGCTACAGCCGATGATCTTCAAAAAGAATATTGGTTAAGACAACGCAAATATATCATTTGGAAAACTAAAGATGGAAAAGATATTCCTATTGACAAATTAACTGATGAACATTTAGAGAATATTCTTAAAATGTTGAATAGATCTCCATTTGGACATCTTGAACAAACCTATGTTCCAGAAGATTTAATTGGAGATTACGAAGATGCAATGGGATAATTAATATCTCTCTTCATGATTAACTAGCGTTAGAGGATTGAGCTATTGGTTCAATCCTCTATTTTTTATTATACTATGGAACAGAATCTATATACATTTGATATAATATTAGGAATTGAATCTTTAGATGATTTAAAAATTAGCAATGATGATCCAAACGAAGAATAAATACGATGCTTTTATGAAAGCAAAACGTGTTATTGAGAGTTGTAAGACTTTCGATCAATTAACTAACGCAAGAAAGTACTATTATCTATTTGAGGATATGTACAATGATACATTTTTATGTTCAGAATTAAATAATATTTACTTTAATAGGGTAGATCTAGTTGACTGATAATTATTGCTTAATTGTGTTTAAAATCAAATATAATATTTAAACTCTTATCAAAGAATATGAATAAGATTGTTTTACTGATGCTAACTGTCTTGATAATGGCGGGGTGCGAATACAAAACCGATGCTGAAATAGAAGAAGCAAAGCGTTTAGATGGGTTCAATATTGTTGTTATAGACTCTTGCGAGTATCTTAAAAAGTCAGTAGCACACGGGAATCAAGGATTTGGATATTTTGCTCACAAAGGAAACTGCCGATTCTGCACCGAACGAAGAAAGAAAGAACTGGAGGCATTAGTCGGGCAAATGAAAGAAGAGTAAGATATGGAAATGATTAAAAGTTACACCTCGTTAGAGCAGTCAAAGAAACTAGCAGAGATACTGCCAATAGAGAGTGCAGATATGTGGTATCAACATGTTGGATATTCATATTCAATTATTGACGGTAAGGAAAAACCTGTATATTTTCCAATGGTTATAAGAGATAATATATCATCTGATGATATTCCATGTTGGAGTCTTGCTGCATTACTCAACGTTCTGCCAAAAAAATATTATCCAATAAAAGATCATGAAACTAATCTAATTCTTGGTAAACCTAAAGATAAATGGTGTGTTCTTTATTGTGATACAACAGGAATGCAAGATGGCGAACAAACGTTAGGAAACAATCCTGTCGATGCTTGCTACGAAATGATAATGAAGTTGCACGAACAAAAACTTTTGTAATTATGATTGAAAAAGAAAAACTTTTCCATGATAAGAGAATTGCTTTTTATGTAGATGATGATATGACTATTAGATATATTCCAAAAGGTCTTTCTCATGCTGAATACTTTAATCATATTAAGAAGCCTGAATATATAAAGTTTATTTGGCGAGGCTATATATTATATGACCATGCTATGATATATGTAGGAAATGATTTTAGTATTCCTAAAGATATATCTATTCAGCGAATATTTGACACCTTTTCTGCAATAAACAGTGAACATCCTATTAAATGGATGGGCCTTGGATGTATTATAGGAGAAATAGGTGAAGAATGGAAACCTAAAATAGTTATTAATGCTCTTATACGAAAGAAAATTCTTTTTCTTCCATATATTATAAATGCAGATAAATTATTTGAATTTATGAAAGCTGATATATGGTTAAATAATAATGATTATTTACGAGATGAAAAGTTATACTGACTTATCACAAAGTCGCAAGTTGGTAGAAATTCTACCAATTGAAACAGCAGATATGAAATTTCCTTATTTCGGTAATGGACAATATGGAACAACAGCATTATTTGGTGAGCCTATAGAGTTTAGTGGAGGAAAAGATATTCGTTGCTGGTCGCTGACTGCGTTGTTTAATTATTTACGTAAAGTCGATTTATTCCCTAAGATAGATGTAGATGAGCTTGAAGTAACAATGAGTATTAAGTACTATGACAATGAGGATGCTGAATTATTAAATCTTGCAGCTATACATAACATTGAGGTTAAGGCAGAGAGCTTCATTGATACTTGTTATGAACTGATCCTGAAGTTATATAAATCAAATTTATTATAATTATGGATTACAAAGAAAAGTACAACGCGGCTCTTGAAAGGATGAAATCTTGGGTAAGGGGCGAACATCCTGAGTGCTTTTCAGAAGCACAAAAAGCGGCTGAATTTATCTTCCCTGAACTCGCAGAGAGCGAGGATGAAAGAATAAGAAAGAAAGTGATAGAAGTGCTTAAACTAAATATAAAAGGCGCAGAATCACAGATGCAAGCAAGTAGAGGTGTTGACAGATGCTTTGAAATCTATGCGTGTAATAAAGTTATTGCTTGGCTTGAAAAGCAAGGCAAGAAGCAATCTATATGGTCCGATAGTGATAGGACGATGGCTTTTACCTTAATGAGAGATGTTGGCCAAATGACGTATATCAGTAATGAAGGAAAAAACGAGCGCTTTCAATGGTTGAACTCACTTGAAGATAAGTTTAACAAAGGAGAATAAATTATGAAAACGATAGAAGAAAAAGCAAAAGCCTATGACGATGCTTTGGAAAGAGCAAAGGCATTTGAAATGCCAGAATATAAGAACATCATGGAGTCTGTTTTTCCTGAACTCAAAGAGTCAGAGAACGAGACCATAAAGAAAGATTTAATTGCGTGGTTTGAAGAATTCCCAGATATGATTTGGAGAGGTCATTATAAAAAGGATATCCTTGCCTGGCTTGAAAAGCAAAGCGAAAAACTGCAAGGTAAATCAGCACTTGAAGCAATTAAAGAAGAAAAGGCTGACAATCAGAATTGTATAAACCATTCTGAGGATGATGAACCAAAATTTCATCCTGGAGATTGGATTGTCGACAACGAATATGGCGATGTCTTAAAAGTCGACAAAGCACATGCTAACAGCTACGAAATCACTACACAAGACGGAGAAGTATTCGGCATTCTGAAAGAGGATGTAGAATGCAACCACCGTCTTTGGACTATCGAAGACGCAGAGGATGGTGATGTGCTTGCCACATCGGCAGGTGCATTTATCTATAATGGCAATAATGGAGGAGGTGGTAGTCCTGGAAGTTATTGTGGAATTAACACTTTAGGTAGATTTCAACTTGGTAGTGAAACTCATTGGGCTAGGAAAAAAGTATATCCCGCAACCAAAGAACAGCGTGAACTATTATTCCAAAAAATGAAAGAAGCTGGTTACGAATGGGACAATGAGAAGAAAGGGCTGAAAACGATTGAACAAAAGTCTGCAGACAAAGTTGAGACAAAGTTCAAGGAAGGAGATTATATTGTTTCAAATATTGATAATTTCTTAGAAATTTGGAGGGTTATCAATATTGACAAATATGGCTATTATAACATTCAGTGCATCAACAATCCTGAGTATGATGAAATATATCGTGTTCCTGGATTTGTTCTTGAACAGGATTATCGTCGTTGGACTATCCAAGATGCTAGAGATGGTGATGTACTTGTGATACAAAAAACAAATGTTACTTATGAAACTATCTTTATTTTTAATAAAATCGAAAACAATCGCATTATTCAATATTTACATTATTTTACTACTGATGCAGATGAAGAAGTTTGTGAAGCAAGGTCTATTGACGGCTTTTTAGGATTTGTTGGAACTACTGTTCACCCTGCAACCAAAGAACAATGTGACTTGTTATTTCAGAAAATGAAAGAAGCGGGTTACGAATGGAATTCAGAGAAGAGAGAATTGAAGAAAATTGAGCAAAAGCCTGCTGATAAGATCGAGCCAAAGTTTCATGAAGATGAATGGATAATATCGGATACTGTTGACAAGGATTATCATATCTGCAAAATTACAGACATTAAAGACGGTAATTATACAATCGAATCTATATATGGGTATAAGGGCTATAATCAGTTTGATGTGTTTGACAATGCCTATAGATTGTGGGATGTTACCAAAGATGCAAAGGATGGTGATGTGCTTTCTTATGTAACAGACGAAGAAGATTTGTGGATAATGATTTATCGGTCTTTGTATGAGCCTTATGAAGGACATGTTCATTATCATGCACTTCTCGTTAATGATAATTTTTCTGATAAAGGCACTTGTTGTATTTGTATAGACAACTTGAAACCAGCTACCAAAGAGCAACAGGAACTTTTATTTCAGAAAATGAAAGAGACAGGATACGAGTGGGATAGCGATAAGAAAGAATTGAAAAAGATAGAAGTGGTAAGTAAAGAAAGCGAGGATAAGAAAATAAAGAAAGAACTCATAGCATTCATAAAAAAACGTGATAAAAGTGGTTGTGATTATGACTACGATAAGTGGATTGCTTGGCTTGAAAAGCAAGGCCACATGCTTGACCCTGACAAGGTGATTGAGTGGATAGACGACCAAGCATGTCAGGGTTGGATTGAAGATATTGAAGTTGATAAATTTGTAGACAAATTTAAAAGACATTTCGGATTATGATAGCTGAAGATTATTGCTCGTATGAGGTAGCCAAACTCCTTGAAGAAAAGGGGTTTCCAATTGGTGAGCATTTATATATGTATGTCAATAAAGATGGTAAATTAATGACTGACCATCAAGCATGTTTGACTATGACTAATGAGGAATACAGAACATTTTTTGATGACTATATTCCAACTGTTACACAAGCACTTGCAATGAAATGGCTGAGGGGAAATAAAGGTTTGTTTATAAATATCGGGCAGTCTAAATGTATGAATGCCCCAATAAAGTACCGTTTTTCCATTTGGAAAGATGTTACCTATATAGGCAAAAGTGGTGACACTGGCGATTATTCTACTTATGAAGAAGCAGTTGAGGCTGCATTGAAATATTGTTTAACGTATATGCTTTAATTTTTATGAAAGATAAAGAAGTAAAAATTATTCCACCTGAGGGATATGAAATTGATAAAGAGAATAGTACTTTTGAGTGTATTAAATTTAAACCTACCGTTAAGAAATGGGCAGATGATACACAAGCAGAAATTACAGGTTATTATATAGGTGGCAATGATATATATCCATTTACAGGAGATAATATAGAAGGTAACTTTAATGTTTTTGCTACTAAAGAGCTGGCTAAATCAGCACTAGCAATGGCAAGAATCAGTCAGATTATTGCAAATGATAAAAGATTTGGAGGCCCTATAACTGATAAGGAATGGAATGATCCTGATCTTGAAAAATATACTATGTTTAGAGAGGAAGATTCTATTGCACGAGGAAATAATTTTATATCATATAAATTTTTAGCATTTCATACAGCAATTCAACGTGATTTATTTCTTGAAGAAAATGAAGATTTGATCAAAGATTATTTAATGATAAATGATAAATCACAATGATACAATTGACACGAAAAGAAGAAATTAATCAAGCAACTGATGCTTACATCACGGATGAATGGCGTCAATTAAAGCATAATGTAGGTGATACATTTAAAGCTGGTATAAGATGGGCTGACCATCATCCGACCGCTCTTATGGCATGGCGGTTAGCCTCACTTGTGGATGGCTACAGGTCTGGTCTCTATGAAGGTATGACGTTGCAAGAAGTAATTGATAAGTATTATGATTGATATGACTGCACAAGAACGAGCATCAAAACTAATCGACGACCTAGGTATTGATAAGATAATTAGTGAATTCATTGTTGACTATGATGATGTAGAACTGCGTGAGAAACTAATATATCAGGTACTTGACAGATTCCGTTGAAAATGGCTGGGGGTGGGTTATACAATGTGGCCTACTGGATGCCGATGCTTGAATCTTCAATCAGATAAAAAAATTACAGCCTCCGAGGTAGGGGTCTATTCCGCTCTGGGGTCTAACAGCCCCGGTGGTGTAATGAAGCACACGGCGGCTTTTTTAAAATACAATGCAAGATGGAAAATATTAAGTTATGGAATTTGCAACAGATATTAATGCCGATAAGATAGACCTTTATTTCTACGAGGACGGGCATAAGGTCGGTGACTATAGTCTGACACAAGACGAGGCTATTATCCTCACAAAGAAACTAATGGGAAGTATCGTTCGACAACGTGGGGCTGTGAAATTAACATGCACTGCCTATAAAATTAAAGTGGGAGATTGAACTATGGCACAAGAAGAAAGAAGAAAGCGACTTATTGAGAGGATTGTTAATAAACTAGACTCAAAATATGTCACAATTGATATGTTAGAACGAATTTATAATATTGTTAATAACGCATGACAAAAGAAGATAACCTAGTTGACGCTTGCTACGCAATTGTATTAAAATTACATGAATTAAATTTATTGTGATTATGGCAAAGTATAGAATAATAAAAAGGGAATATCCTAATGGACAAATAGACTACGAAGTCCAAAAGAAAACATTAGGATTCTTTTGGTGGAACTTTAACAACATAGATGTATACGAAACAGGTTTTTACGATACTCTTGAAGCAGCTAAGACAGCAATTGAAATAGATAAATGTCCTATCATAGAAACAATTATAAACGTTGAATAGTATTGATATGAAAGAAAAAGATAAAGAATATATTTTGTCTCAAATTGACAAAATTAATGATATTGGTGAACTGTCTGACGGATTTCATACATACGATTCATTATATTTTCAACGAATGGTATTATTTGCTGCTTTAGTAAAAGCTTATCCTGATATTAGCTGGAAATCATATTATCATGAAGATGAAAAATTATGTTTTGGTGGTGGATGGTTTATCGTTGGTATTGACACACCGGATGGGACATATACATATCATTATGAAAATAAGTATTGGGATTATTTTCATTGTGTTGAACTATATACAGCTCCGCATTGGGATGGACATACTGATAAAGATGTAGAACGTTTATTAAGTATAGTTGACGATACTATTTTTGACGGTAGACGTTTTTCTAATTTTGAAATATCAAGTAAATATGTTAAGGCTGGTGATATTGTTCTTGAAGGTGATGGACCTAATTTTAAATATAGAGTATTGACAAGTGTCGATGGTAAACATTGGGAATATTTTGAGAATGGTTATTATCGCTCAACTTCACCAGAATATTGTCATTGGTTAGTTAAAGGACAAAAAGATTGTTGTGAAGCTGAACTTGTAAAAATTATTTACTAATTATGTAAAGGTATGAACAGTTGATGACATCATTTTGGTGTACGGCTTATACATCTAATGATGTAAAGTATTTTAAATAAATTTAAATAAAAATAAAAGATTATGACAAGAAAAGAAGCAACAAATATAGCATTAACAGAAATTAAAAAGGGTATGCTTGAATATGGTGAAGATGCTATTTATGTAGCTTCACCGCAACCGGGAAAAAATACTTGGACTTGGAAAGAAGCTTATGAAAATGTTATGAATGACACATGTTTAGAAAATACAAAACATAACATTATAGATTCTGTTCTGGAGTTTTATAATTATTTCAATTTCGATAAAGTATGACACAAGAAGAAAAAGAAAAATTACGCAATATACTCTATAACAAAAAGTGTATTGCTGATTATAGAGAAGAAGATCCCTTTGTTGAAATATATTTTAGTGACTTGATTGACTTATTAGAAGATTATAAAATCGTATACGAACATAGAACAGTCAAAGAAATTGACAGAGATACTGCCACTCAAGACCGCTGACATGTGTTATAGAATTGTAGCATATAATCCTAATGATACACATGAATATCAAAAATATTGGAAAGTTGCGATGATTGACGAGAAATGCAAAACATGTCCGGAATTGGTCGTTCCTTACTTTGGAATATTCGCTAGACCGCAGCCAAAGTTGCCAGAAGATTTGAAAGTCGGTACATGCAGATGCAATATGGACCTCATCAACCGAATGAAAGAAGGCTACTATGGATGGTGCCGTCCAGAGCTATGCAAAGGTCCCGGACACCCATATTATTTTGTTAATCATGGCAAAAACCGTGATATTGTCTTTATCAATTAACAAGAAAAATGTTACATTTATGGAATACGAAAAGAAATACAAAGAGGCACTTGAAAGAGCAAGAAAGATACATCATGAAACTGAATTTGATTATGAAAAAGGTATGATGGAAGAAATTTTCCCCGAACTCAAAGAGTCGGAGGATGAGAAGATAAAACGAGAACTTCGCAACGATTTATTACTTTATGTTCCTACCCCAGAAAGGTATATCGCTTGGCTTGAAAAGCAGGGTAAACATAAGCCTTACGGACAAAGAAAAGAATGCAAAGATTGCCAATTTAATTATGCTGGCGAGTGCAAAGGTTATTGTGCCTTAAAAAGAAACGAGCATAAACCAACTGATAAGGTTGAACCAAAGTTCCATGAAGGTGATTGGATTTGCAACGATATGTGCATTGTTCATATTGCATCCATAGAGAATGGAATGTATTATTTCTACGAAGGTGATGGTTTGTCCATTGCGTTTGTTGACAAACATTACCATCTTTGGACAATCACTGACGCCAAGGACGGTGATGTGCTGGTATCTGAGTTAACCGGTGCTATATTTCTTTTCAGAGGTATTAAAGACAACAAAATTGATTTTTATTGCGACTACTACACTAGAGCTAAATGGATCACTGATACATTTGACATTAATGATTCCGGCGAACATTATGGCAGTGTAGAAGAATCACAAGACATCCATCCAGCCACCAAAGAACAATGTGATACTCTAATGAAAGCAATGACTGATGCAGGATGGGAATTTAACTTTAAGAAGAAAGAGTTGAAGAAGATTAAACAAAATTCTGTTTGGAGAGAAAAAGATGATAATAAAGTTACAGAAATTATTGGGTATCTGAATGAACTCTACGATAAGTATAGACTTGACTTACAGGAACTCAATGATTACGAAACTTGGTTCAAATCAATCAAACAAAGATTAGGAGATGAGAAGAAACCTACCGATGATACAAAAAAACTAGATGCCAATAAAGTGATTGAATGGGTAAAAAATACATTTTCTACACCTGATATGCTTATTGATAAATTTAAAAAAGATTTTAACTTGTGAAACGATTATTTTCTAAATTTAAATGCGACAAATTAGATTGGCATATACCCGAAGATACAATTACTTATACAGGTGGAACTAACTTTAAGTCAAAATGTAAGTATTGCGGAAGACCTATTCTTTGGAGCAGTGGAGGATGGTTTGCTTGTAGTTTAAAGAAAGAAGGTAAAAAATGAAACTGTTTGGATTAGCTTTATATATGGGTAATTGGCCAGCTTTTTGTTTTGGCAAAAAAGCGTGAGTATGTAAAATAATATGGTCACCAGTATATCATAGATTCAAGTGCTATCAGTTTATTTCTAATTCAGAAAACATATGGTGGGAAAGAGTTAATAGTTATCCTTTTAGATTCTTTGGTATAATGATATTGCCAAACGAAAATGTCTATGATTTATGACTATGGAAAATAAGAAAATATATTTTTGTGTTGATATTGTATCATTTTTAAGATTAAAATCCGAAATTAATACTGTAGGAGTAACACGTAATTATGATAGTACGCAACGATTACTTAAATTAAGGATTAATGAAATCATAACTACATCACTTGCTCATCTTTCATTTGACTTATTGGATTTAGGCTATGATATTTATCTTTGTTATAGAGGTAGAGATGTAAAAGTTGAACCAGGAATGCAGTTGCATATTGACGGTTCTCCTTGCAAAGAAATTAAAAGAGGCCACAACATATTTAAATTGTTTCGTGCTGGAGTGTTTAATGAAATATTGGGGATCACTTATGATGACATCTGAAAATAAAGATATAATCGAATGGTTCTTTAATCTTGTTGGCTATTTTAACCATTACGGATTTTTCACAAAGAAATTATGGAAAAAAGTAAAAGGGTTTGAACGAGAAGATGAAGCAGAAATAAAATGTATGTTCATGCATTATTGGTTTCATTATAAATTTGGTTACTATACTTGTCCGTGTGGTAGTAGTTGGTTTGCTGAAGTTGATAAAGATTCTTACGATAAATATATAACAAAATATAAACCTATAATAGATGAATTTACAACATGGATGATAGAGCAAAGATGACAAATCAACTTAAAAAATACCTTGAATGGCGGTGTCGAATGAATTGGCACACAAAATATAGACATCTTATAGATAAGTGGATAGATAATGTATTGCCATATCAATGTGAATATTTTGAAAGAGAAATGAACAATCTTATTAATAGAGGAACTTATAATTCATGAAAATATGACACAAGAAAATAAACAGCTATTACTTCAAGATCTTTGTGGAAGATTGCCGTATGGAGTGAAAGTTCAATATTATAATGGAATATATAACATTGATTATATTTCCGTATTATATGAAGAAATTAAACTAGATATTCCTGACAATTATACTATCGGAATATATGAAATTAAACCATATCTCCGTCCGATGTCTTCAATGACTGAGGAAGAATGCGATATGGTTGAAGAAATCCTTGGAGACAAGTGTATCTTTGACTTTATGAGTAATGGGGATATTGTTTTAAAACAAGGACGATTTTCACAAGGTAAGTTGGCTAAATTACACGATTATTATAATTCTATCCATGTTGACTACCGAGGCTTAATCCAGAAAGGTATAGCGATT